CGTCGTGTTTTGTCAGGCATCCGGCCATTGTGAACCACAACATATGGTGTACAAGTTTAATATAACCTAAATATACGACTTTCCAAAGTGAGGTAGCCCTAGGCTTACAACGCACGCTGGTACACGGAAGAAGGCAACCTGAGAAGTATCGGTCGTGCTCACCTGCGTCGTTTGCTCGATCATTATTCTGAGAAGCTGAGTGAACAGGGAATCAAGATTGAGGAGCCAGACGACCAAGACGCCTATTACAGGTCGTTGGTGGAAGTATTCATGCGGCCAGCGGGAATTCCGAATGAGCTACATGACGCTCTTTTCTTCATCAAGGGACTCGACACTGCGCGGGGAGAAGCCCGCCTCGTGGACGCGGTTCGTGCCAAGCGCCTCACAATTGATTTGACCGGGGATCACTCCACCGCTGACAAGGCTTTACTGGCATGGCTGGCCGACGAAAAGCTCGTTCGCCAGTTGCATTTGGACGTCGGCCTCGACGCCAGCCGCTCGTTTCTGAACCTGCGAGCCGTTCCAGGTTCCACGCCCCGCATGCAACCATTCGATGCCGTGAGAGCCATGCTCCAAGATGACCTCGCCGAAGTCTTCTACGACCATTCCAGGGCCAAGTGGGCGCGGGTCACTCTGCATAAACGCGAAAAGCAGTGGATTTTCGTCGTTGAGCGGACCGATCCCTTCCGAAGGGAAACCAAGCACGAGGGCAACGGGACCACGCCGCTCTACTACTGGCCGACAGAGCAAGACTTGGTGGTCTATGATGAGGACACCAAAGACCTGCGTATGAACGTGGTCTCAAGGTGGCAAAAAGAAGGATACGTGAAACTGTTCGGACGCCACCTCTTTGGAAACGAGACCCTGTTTCGAGAGACGCCGAAATATACGCTCCAGCCAATCATCGACCAAGGACGTGGAATACTTGAAGGGAAGGCATACGGTTTGAAAGAGATCAGGCTGGCAGAACTTTCATGCAAGGTGAACGATGACGAGAACGATTATCGGATTAGGCGGTCTGATGATGTTTTTGCAGCTTACGAAAACGAAGGAGGAATCCCGACAGGCGAGGATCTGGCATGGGCAAAGTTCGCGGTGAAATTCGAAGGCAGCACCAGTGAAAGGACTGTGACGATCCAACCGCCGAATCGCGCGAAATACACGCAGGACCAAAATGGCGCACGGGTCACTGACTGGATGACAGCGAAAGGCTTCATCGTCGAAACGGAGTCGCCGCAGAAAAATGATATTCCGACTTACTGCAACAACGAACCGCCTCAACAGACAATCGCTGTCACCGTGCAAAACTAACGATGGACTTTTGGGACACGCTACTTCGCCTCGATTTCCACGGTGCGCCCAGATACTCGTGGGAGCAGCTCGGTAAACATTTTCGGCTCATCGAACCGATGCTCGTGTCGGTCGGCAGGAATGCGAAGCGGATTGCCTGCCCGAAGTGCGGCTGCAATCACCAGGTTTTCGAGGATGATACGAAAGATCGAGTCCGCGCTGTCTGTCAGTGTGAGGATTCGACTTGCAGCGATATTCAGATGCAAAAGGCTAATGTAGAAATGCTTGCAGTGGATTTGCGAAAGCTCCCAAAGCTGCTAGGTGGCTCCCTGCCGATGGATCCGCGACTGTTTCCTTCAAATCATGCCACATTCAAGACATGGCGACTAGGGTTGGTCAGCATGCGACCTGATGGTCATCAGGGCAGTCTCGTGGCATGTTTTTCGAAAAAGAATCTGGATTTGAATAACGCCGCTCTTGGCGTGAGTCAGAATGACCTCGGCCCGACGGTGTTCGTGTGTCGAACGGATCAAGCAGACCGAATCGAAGCCATGCTGCCTCCAAACAGCCGTGTAGTTGATTTTGATGAGTTTTGGAGTCTTGGGAATGACGGTTTCAGGCCTGGAAATGCAGCCAAGCGAATTCTCTCAGGATGGGAGAATGATACTCTAGAAGTGAAAGGTGGTGTGCAATCCAGGACGGGATACATTTTCGAACAAAGGGGGAAGAAAAAGACTAGGATTAACAATGAGTCTTATGACCTAACTACATGGCGCTGCTGGTTTGACGGTCGGAACTTTGATCTCCCTGACGTTGTCGGCTCAGAACTTCTGGTCAGAATACTCCTTCAGAGGGGAGAGTTTATTTATGCGGACGCTCTGCTTCGGAGCCTGTCGGGAGAAGCGACGGATGTCGCTGACGAGAATGACCTTGAGTGGCTCGGCACAGATGAGTTTCAGTCAGGCACTAAGCGGTTCGCACCGAATGCAAGGGACGAGATCCTGACTTCCGAGGAGATCACTTTGTGGCAGAATCGCGCACGGGCGATTGAAAGAGCGATTGTGGAGTGTGGGGATGATCCAGGTCTTGTAGGCGAAAAGAATTCCTTAATCGACACGCGTGAGGAAGTGGTGAAATACCTCATGGCTGCAACAAAGCCGGGGCCTGACGGCACCTTACTACCAAAGACTTTCGATGGAGCTCTGGAGAAGGCCGGCAATCTGGTGGGTAAACATATTCGCGGTGTCATCAATCGACTCAAGGACATCGACGAAGGACTTTGGTCTCACCTCTCGAATAAAAGTATCCTGAAACCAGGACAGGTTTGCCAATACGACGCCGAATTTGGCTACAAGTGGCGGAAAAAAAATTCAGAAAATCTCAAATAGGAACACTGAGTTCCTGAAGTGAACGTCGAGTTCCCCCGCCAGTAAATGGCGGGACAATCCTAGAGGAGCGTCCGGCCACCAATGCCAGACGCTTTTTTGTTCCCGCGATTGGGTACCGAGAGCGTCCGGCGAGTTGACACGACTCCACGGACATGAACTCGACAGATACTTGCGGCAACCAGCCAAAACAATCACTTTGGACTACCTCGGAACTCGCCGGGTATCTTGGATGCTCTGAACGGCAGGTCTTTGCCCTCCGTAAAAGCGGGCTACCAACCATCCAAGTCGGCGGATTGATCCGCTTCATCCCATCGCGGGTGATGGTGTGGCTCGAAAGCCGCGATCTCGGACACAACGCATCCGACCAACGCGAGCGCCAACTTTCCGACATTGGGACCCACAACGGCGAGGACGCTGAAGAAATCTCAACATCAGACACCTTCAAAGAATTTCCTTCCTCCCCCTGACAGACTTCCACCGTCTGTCGGGCTGTGCCGGCGGTGGATCTGTTGAAGCAGCCAATTCAACTAACAAACAAACTACATCAATACCATGAAACTATCCGCAACTGGATCCACCACCCCATTCGAAAACCACCCGGAATTTGACGGCCAGGCCGTCTGCGTTGACTGCACCCCGCTCAAGAAAACCCAGTCCATCTACGGTGAGCACGAGACGTTCCGCGTTGTCTTCGAAACCACCGAACTCCGCCAAGACGGGAAACCATACCTGCTCTTCAGCCGCAGTTTCAGACCGTCGCTGCATGAGAAGGCCGCCTTCCGCGCATTCCTCAAGCAGTGGTTCGGCCGCGACCTGACCAAAGCCGAACAGGACGAGTTCGACACCGAATCGCTCATTGGTCGCCCGGCCCGCGTTTCCGTGGTGCACAACGAACACAACGGCCAGACCTACGCCAACATCGGCCTGATTCGCGCCGACAAATCCGGCGAGCCGTTGAAGCCATCCGGCAAATACGTCCGCCAGAAGGACCGCCAAAACAACGACGAGAAATTCCGTCCCGCATCCAACAGCGGCGAGGCTTCATCCGATTGGCGTCGCGTCAAAGTCCACGTCGGCCGCCACACCGGAATCGATCTCGGCGAACTCGACCGCGAGTCGGTGGAAGCACTGGCGACGAAGTGGCTTCCCACCGCGCTCGAAATGGAGAAGCCGCTCAAGGCCGACCGCGAACTCATCGCCGCTCTCCAGCAGGCGAAACAGGCTCTCTCGTCTCAGGACGATGAAGAGGACAACATCCCGTTCTAACATCCGCCACGACCATGCTCATCGTTCCACGAGAGTCAGCGTCGCACTGGTATTTCCCGGATGGCACGCCCCTTCATGAGGTGCCGCGTGCCGACGGGAAGGGCAGCCGCCCAACCAGCCTGCGTGATGCCCGCAAACTCGGTCTGTTTCCATCCGTGACCAACGTGCTGTCCATCCTCGCCAAGCCGGGGTTGGATACATGGAAACAGGAACAGGCCATCCTTGCGGCACTCACCTTGCCGCGCACCGAAGGCGAATCCCTCGACGATTTCGCCAAGCGTGTCATCACCGACATGCACAGTGAAGTTGGCAAAGCTGCCGACACCGGCAGCGCGGTTCACGCCGCCATCGAAGGCTACGCCCAAGGTCGCTGGTTGCCCGAGGACAAGGAGGTCGCCCGCCTCTTTGAACCGGCTCGCCAGTGGTTCGATGCGGAGGTCACCCAGGTCCACTCAGTGGAAATCGCCACGGCGCACCTCGAATGGGGATACGCCGGACGGGTGGACCTGGTGGCGACGCTCAAATCCACCGGGCGTCCGACCGTGATCGACTTCAAGACGCAGAAAACCCGGCGCGACAAGAATGGATCGTTCAAGCCGATCCTCCACGACACATGGCCGCTGCAACTTGAAGCCTATCGCATGGCGCTCGCCTCCCGTGACAAGGGGTTGCAGGACGCCGCCATCGCCTCGGTTGTCATCGGTTCCACCGAACCGGTGCCGGTCGTCACACAGGTTTGGGATGATGCCGACAAACCCGGCTTCTTCCGCGCCTTCCTCGCCGCCCGCGACTTGTGGGTCTGGCAGAAAAACTACTGCCCGGTGAAGGACTCGCCGGATGCAGGCGATGAATCACCGCCGACCGCGTTGGTCCCGTCCTAACAAAACCCAAAACCTAGATCAACAACCATGAACAATCCCATCTATCCGCAGTCTGCGTATTGCCATTTCCCGAACCAGGGACTTGTCGTGCGCAAAAACCGTCGTCGTCGCCGCTGGCCGATGATCGTCCTGTCATTCCTCCTCGGCCTGCTTGCAGGCTGGGTGATTCGCGGCGGAGGCGCGTGGCTGCCATGAGCGGAAGTCTGGTTGCACGGAGTCCCGCCGACCGGTTCCTCGACCTTGCATCGGCTGGTGAGAACACGTTTCTCACTGGCCCGGCAGGGTCCGGGAAAAGCCACAACGTCCGGGACTATCTCAAACGTCAGCCGGACACGCACGTCGTGGCATCGACCGGGGTGGCCGCTCTCAACGTCGGCGGCATGACCGTCCATCGATGGAGCGGAATGTTGCTCGGACCGGCCAAAGGGCAGGATTTCGAGCGGTTCTTTGCTCAACTGGCCCGCGATCCGAAACCGAGTGTGCGAGTGGCATTCAACCGGGTGCGTCGCTGCAAGCGGCTTGTGATTGATGAAATCTCTATGCTTTCGGGCAGCGCGTTCGACTACCTCGATTTTCATTGCCGGAAGATCCGCGAGGACAAACGCCCGTTCGGTGGCATCCAGGTGATCGGCACCGGCGACTTCCTCCAACTGCCGCCGGTTAGAACAAACCCGACTCATTCCTATGACTGGGCCTTCGATTCGGCGGCATGGTCGGCGGCGGGATTCCAAACCGTCGAATTGCGGCTGATCATGCGGCAGGACGAACCGGATTTCGTGGCGGCGTTGGCGAAATTCCGGCGCGGTGAAATCGACGGCGACACCGAACGCCTGCTGCGTCCGCGCATCACCACCTTCCCCGCCAGGGACATCACCCGGCTGTTCACCCACAACTCGATGGTGGACCGCTGGAACGACTTCTGCCTCGGCGAACTTCCCGGCCCTGAATCCGTCCGCGAGGCGGAAACTTGGGGACCACAGCACCAGATCGACTTCCTCGAAAAGAACCTGCTCACGCCCAAAGTCCTGCGGCTCAAGCCGGGTGCCAAGGTGATGTTTACCGTCAATCGCCCCGACGACGGTTTCGTCAACGGCCAGACCGGCGAGGTGGTTTCCATCGGCATCACCTCCGTCGTCGTCTGCACCGAAGGCCGCGAACTTGAGGTGTCCCCTTACCGCTGGCGCTACGACTCCAACGACCCGGGCACCGCCTGGTTTGAGCAACTGCCGCTGCGGTTGGCCAACGCCCTAACCATCCACAAAGCGCAAGGTCTCACGCTCGATTCAGCCTTCATTGACATCCGTGCCGCCAGAGAACCCGGCCAGGCATACGTCGCCCTCTCCCGTGTCCGCACACTCGCCGGACTCCACCTCAAAGACTGGCCGCGTGGCGTCTTTGTCTCCCAGCGAGCACTCGATTTCCACTTTCCCCACTCACACCCATGAAGCCCTCAATTTCACCCGACATCAACTCCCTCGACCGGCTCGCCGCCGCGCAATTCTATGCCGGCACTCTCGGCTGGGCGATCCATCCCCTGCTGCCGCCCGACCGTGGCGACCACCATGAGCGCGGCAAGAAACCGATTCTCAAAGGCTGGCGCAACCACACGGCCTCGGAGATCAGTCCTGATTTCCTGACCAAGTATTTCGCCAACGGATCCACCCACAACATCGGCTGTGTCGTGCGTGCGCCGTTCGTCCACGTCGATCTCGACAGCAAGCCGGACGCCGGAGCCTCGGTGATGGCATGGCTCGCCACCCAACCGGATCTATCAGCTGTTCCCCGTGAACGCACTGGTGGCGGAGCGCACTTGGCATTCATCTGCCGCGACATCCCCGAGGAGGTGATGAAGGCGAAGAAAGCACCCACCGGCCAGATCAATGATGCCGTCACCGCCGAACTCTACCTGGACGGACTCAATCTCGTTCTCTCACCATCAGTCCACAAAAGCGGCCACACGTATTCCTGGGAAGTGACCGGCGACATTCCGGAAGTGAGTTGGATCAACCTCTGTCACTGGTTTGGATTCTCGGCACCGGAAGCCAAGAAGCGCGGTCGTCCGTCGAAGGAAAAACCATGGTGGGCGCGGTGGAACGAAGACATCCGCACACTCGATCTCGCCGGGGTGATGGAAGACCTTGGCCGTTTGGGCGAATGCCTCGACCCAGATCACAACAAGTGGTCGGTGCGTTGCCCGTGGGAAGCCGATCACACCGGAGGCGTGGCAGACGCTCCCGGATCGGACACGATCATTTTCAACCAACCGGAAACCATGCCGGGGTTCAAGTGCCTGCACTCGCATTGCGAATCACGCGGCATCCGGGATCTGGTCGAATGGGCGGAGGCGCAGAAACCAGGAATCATCGCCGCCCGTTGCTCGAATCTCCGGGTCTGGGCTCCGGGCAACACCAATGCCTCGGGCAGGCTGCGCATCATTCTCCCTGCACTCGGTCGTGCCCAAGGTGAGTTTGGCAAGGAACTCGGCCAATACCTCGCCCCGGCTCTCGATCTCTTCCGCTTCTCAAACAACGTGGTGGAAATCACCACTGTTCCGGCCGCCGACAAGGCAGGGTCGATCCCCGGCCACATGCTCTCGACCATCAAGGCCGCGGAACTGGTCACCGCCATCGAGCGCACGGTCGAAACCGGCGTCACCAGGGAGGACGATGCTGGCGACGAGGTTTTCATCCCGAAGAGCATGAGCGAGCAGGACGCCCGCATCACGCTGGTCAGCGGATTTTTCAGATCTTGCCTACCGCGCATTCACCGCGTGCTCGACGTGCCGGTGCCGCACTTGTCCGACGATGGCAAGCTGGTCTATCCGAAACCAGGATACGACGAACGCTTCGGCACCTGGCTCAATCCACACGCCCCGCAGCTCAAGACGATGGGTCACAGCGAGGCATTGCGCTGGTTGCTCCAGGATCTCTTCGGCCTGCCCGAGCACGGCGGGTTCTGGTGGCATGACGAACAATCACGCATCCACGCCCTGGCACGTTTCATCACCCCGTTCTGTCGCGGCCTGATGGGGTGGATGCGCACCCCGCTTTGGATCTTCGACGGCAACCGCGAGGGATGCGGCAAGGACACCTGCGCCGACCTCACCCACATTGCCTACACCGGCCGTTCAATCATCTGCGCCCCGCTCTCCAAGGAATGCGACGACGAGATGCGCAAACGCATCACCTCCGCACTCATGGCCGGCAGCCGCTTCTTCCATCTGGCGAACATGAAGGGGCACGTCCGCTATGCCTCGCTCGAAGCCGCCACCGACAACTCGGGCGTGTGGGAGGACCGCCGCCTCGGTGTGAGTGAAACCATGACGCTCCCCAACGAAACCGAGTTCTCATTCTCCGCCAACAACGCGACCTGGGAGCCGGACATCGAACGCCGCTGCCGCCGCATCCGCCTGCGCTTCTCACCCGACGACATCAACGGCCACCGCTACCGTCACATCGACATCAAAGGTTGGGTCCGCCGCCACCGTTCGGAATTGCTCTCGGCGGTTTCCGCTCTCGTTTCCGAGTGGGTGCGCCAAGGATGCCCGCCCGGTCCATCGCCATTCACTTCATTCCCGGAATGGGGGCAGACAGTCGGCGGCATCCTCCACTGTGCCGGTTTGCCGGACCCATGCCGCCCGCATGAAGACAGCCAATCGTCCGGCGACCAAGCGACCAAGGCGATGCGGGATTTCTTCATTCTGGCCTTCGATCACTTCGGAGACCGGGAGGTTCTCAAGCAGGAGTTCCAGGAGTTCGTCCAACAAAACGAGGGCGTCCACGAACTGTTTGACTGGATTGATTTCGCTGCGCGGCGAGGACAAACGATCTTCGGAAAGCTCGTCGTGAAGTTCGACAAGCGTGAACTCGGGGGCATTACGTTCCGCCTCAAGCAGAGTTCAAAGAACCGCGCCACCTACCGGTTCTTCCGGGAAGGCGATGGTGATCTTCCAATCTGCCTCACTACGCCCGAACCTGCCACCAAGTCAGGGGGACATGAGGACATTTGGGGACATTCTCATACGCCTTATATGGGAGAAAAAAATGCCGATGAGAAAAATGGAAATCAGAATGAATTAAAAGATCTCTATAAGAGGGATAGGGAAATCTCCCCCAATGTCCTCATGTCCCCCAGCGGGATTTTCTGCTCCCTACGCAGTGATCTCGACCGCATCGCCCTCGACCTGACCGGGGCATCCCGCATCGCTCTGGACATCGAAACCTACGGCGAGCGCAAAGGCGATGGACTCGATCCGTGGAAGGGTGACATCCGCCTCCTCACCATCTGCCGCCACGGTGGCCCAATCTGGACCATCGACCTCCGCGCCGTTGGATACGATCTCGGACCGCTCAAGCAGATCTTGGAGGAAACCGGCATCATCGCCCACAACGCCAAGTTCGACCTGCTCTGGCTGCGGGTGAAGTGCGGGCTGTTCGCCAAGCGCGTCCATTGCACACTCACCGCCGCCCGTCTGCTCGTGGCCGGCACCAAACCCGGCAACGACCTCGATAAATGCCTGGAGCGATACCTTGGCATTGCCTCCGCCGCCGACCACAGCCGTTCCGATTGGGCGTCGATGCTGCTCACTGATGACCAGCTAGCCTACGCCGCCCGTGACGTGGCCCACCTCCACGACCTGCTCGGCACCATGGAAAGCGAGTTGGAGTCATCCGGTTTGGACACCGTGTGGGCGCTCGAAAGCAATCTCCTGCCCTGCGTGGTGGGGATGGAAGCCACCGGGATTCAAACCGACAAAACCAAACTTGAATCCATCGCCGCCGAAGCCGACCGACTCGCCCAAAAAGCGGCGGATGATATCCGCACGGCACTCGGCAACCCGTCGCTCAACCCGGCCAGCCCGAGCCAAATCCTCGCGGCCCTCCGCGCCAAGGGTCTCAAACTGGAATCCACCGCCGAAGAAGTCCTCAAAGCGGCTGACGACGGCCACTTGGTTCCCCTGGTGCTGGCACACCGCGAAGCGAGCAAACGCGCCCAGCAAGCCGAATCACTGGTCGGCCACATCCAGAAGGACGGGCGGATCCACGGACGCTTCGAACCACTCGGCACCGCCACAGGTCGCTTCTCATCCAAGGAGCCGAACCTCCAGAACATCGGGCGGGGTGAGATGCGGGAAGCCTTCACCTCACCGGCAGGCAAACGCCTCATCGTCGCCGACTACTCGCAGATCGAGTTGCGTGCGGCGGCAGCCATCGCGGGCGAAACCAAGATGATCGACGCCTACAAGTCGGGCGCGGACCTCCACAAACTCACCGCCGCCACCGTGCTCGGCAAACCAGAGGATCAGGTGACGAAGTCCGACCGGCAGTTGGCGAAGGCGGTGAACTTCGGCCTGCTCTACGGCCAGTCCGCCCCCGGTCTGGTGAAATACGCCGCCAGCTCGTACGGCGTCACTCTCGACGAGGATCAGGCAACCGACATCCGCCAGGCATTCTTCCGAACCTACTCGCGTCTCCGTCAATGGCACGGCATCAGCCACAATCAGGCAGAGGCGGGCGTCACCGAAGTTCGCACCCGCACCGGCCGTCGCCGACTCGTCCCGGACAACGCCAGCACGTGGGAACGCTTCACCGCGCTCGTGAACACGCCGGTCCAGGGCGGCACCGCCGACGGCATGAAGCACGCCCTCGTCATGATCCACGAGCGGCTGCCGGAATCCGCCCGCATCGTCTCCACCGTTCACGATGAGGTGGTCGTCGAGTGCCGCGAGGAATCCGCCGACGAGTGCCGGGAAATCATCACGACCGCGATGGTCGAAGCCATGTCCGCCCTCTTCCCCGAGGTGCCGGTCGAAGTCGAAGCCAACATCTGCACCACCTGGGCCGAGAAATGAACTCCGACGATTACTCGAAAAAACAGTCAGCCCGCGATGCTGAGTATCAGCGCGAATACCGGGCGTGGATTGAGTCGCTGCCTGCGGACGAACGCCGCAAACTCGAAGCCCAAGGTCTTGCCGCGCCATGCCTCGCCCACCACGGCAACGGCTCCGCCAAGGGAGATGCCGCCGACAGTCCGCTCATGCGCGAAGGGGATGATCCCGCAGTGTTGCCCGAGCCTGAGCCGGAATCCGATGACGAGACATGCGACACCGAATCCGTGTGGGCGTCCCTGCGGCGGGTGTTGGGTGAAATCCTCTGCCACGACAACGCCCGCCTCACCGCCGAGTGTATCGCACTGGTCAGCGGCCTTTCCTACACCGGTTCCTCGATGACCGAAATCGCCGAACGCCACGGCATCACCCGAGCGGCGGTCAGCAAACGCTGTGTCGAACTAACCGAACTTCTCGACCTCAAGCCCTCCCGCGCCATGCGCTCGTTGACAGCACGCAAGCGGTATCGCGCCGCCCGCATCCGATCCACTCAATCCCATGAACACCCTTAGGCTCCCTAACCCGAAAGTCACCGTCAGCCGCATCGGACTGCAAATCTCAGGAAATCTCAGCACCGAAGAATGGCAGGAATTGGCCACCAGTATCGGCGAAGCCGCCAGCTCGATTGCCTTTATCGTCGGCGATTGGCTCGTCTATGGCCAAGACCTCTTCGCCCACCCTGACCGTAAGGTCGATCATCCGTCCTATCAGCTCGCGCTCAAAGCCACTGGTCTCGACCTCTCCACGCTCCAGAACTACGCCTACGTTTCACGCAACGTCCCCTATTCGCTGCGCACCGAACGTCTCTCGTGAGAACACCACCGCTTGATGGCCAAACTACCCGACGGTGACATGCAGGACTGGATCGAAGCCTGCGTCGCCGAAGAGGATGCCGGACGCAGGATGTCCACCCGCCGCTTGCGCAAGTCGCTCAACCTCGGTCGCATCGCCACCGACAAGGATCTCGAACCCGACGACTCCGACAAGGGAATCGACAACCACATCCCATTCGTGAACCGCCTCTCCGTCTGGTGGAAGCGGATGAAGGCCAACCGATTTCTGGACACCGCCACCGACGAACAGCGGGAGGCTCTCAAACGAGACCTCGAACCGATCGTCACCATCTACAACCAACTCTAACTATACCCAAATCACCATGCAGCTATTCTTTACAATGATCGGATTCGCCGCCTGCGCAGCGGTTGCAATGCTCGCCCTTTTCAAAGCCATCGAAGCCGTGTGGTTCTTCAAGGAGTTCCGCGAAAATATGACCAAATCGCTCGACCGCATCGAGGAAACCCTCCGCAACCAGAAGCCATGAACCACCTCGAAACCACCGCCGCACTCGATGCGATCCGCGAGCTGCTCGACACCCACTTCCAAGAGGCTGAAGACTGCGCCGACGAGGATGGCAAGTTCAGCCTCTCCTTCCGCTCCACATTCGACCGCTCCCACTCACCTACAAAACTCAAGGTGACGTGCCGCGTCGCCAAGGTGACTACCGACGAAATCGAGCGCTCCATCGACGATCCGAATCAGCCAAAATTGCCCCTCTGATGGCGACCCGCGCCCGCAAAGTGTTCCGGGGTGCCAAGCCACCAAGCAGGCTGGAGAAGCGCTTCGAAATGCTTTGGCGGGCGATGGGTGGGCCTGAGTTGGAAAAGGAGTTCCGATTTCATTCCGTCCGCAAGTGGCGGGCCGACTTCGCCCACCTGGAATCCAGAACGCTCATCGAGATCGAGGGCGGCATCTACGTGAACGGTCGCCACAACCGCGGTGCGGGTTTCGCCGCGGACTTGGAGAAATACCTCGAAGCTAGCTTGGCCGGATGGCACGTGATCCGCCTCGGGCCATATGAGCTGACGATGGAGAGTATCGGGCGAATCATTTCTCTGATTGCCCGTTTCTGAGGCGCGGATTGCGAATGGTATTCTTCTTGCCAAGAGTTGGCCCTGATTGGTAATGCTCAAATTTGATTTCAAATCAACCCCTTACCATGAAATCGATCCATATTACGTTTCGTTGGGCGGCCGTCTGCGGTGGTCTGCTTGTTTCCACTCAAACCATTCTCGCTACAACAAGAGTGACGCTTTACGCGCTTAATACCGACGGTGGTACTATCACGAGTGTCACCAACGAGCCAGTAGAGAACAGTTACACCAAAAGCTCCTATGGTGACAGGACGAGCGGACGATGGGCGGACTCCACCGGAACGGTATGGGGCCGTTCCCAAACCGGATGGCTCCGCTTGAAGTCGGATGGCACAGCTGCCGCCCAATCCAATATCGGCTCATGGGGTGGCCAAGGCATAGCTACAGGGGAAGCATATTGGGAAGACGTGCTGACGGTCAATGGCGGCCCAGCGCTGCACGGCTTGGCGGGGGAAATGACAGCCACGCTGGTGATTGACGGCTCACTTTCGCTGGGCGGCGGGGATCCTTATGCAGGAACAGCTTTTGCGAACCAAGCTGGTGCCTATTTTTTCATCCAAACCGCGATGAACGGGACAAATGGCAAGTATGGGGCGAACCAAAACTTCCAAGGAGGCGTCCAATTGCGATACGTAAGCGGCGGCGGCACCGAGACGACGGCACATAATGGAAACCTGATCGGCCCGGGCGTCTGGCAGGTGAGGTTCCCCTTTGTTTTCGGCCAGCAGGCACTGCTTTTCATATTCTCCAGAGTGATCGCCGATGCCCGGGCGGTGGTGTATTCGGCCGCCGATGGAGAGAGATTTAACCAATCGACTTGCGACTTTCGCGGCGGTGTGCGCTGGGCCGGTATCACCGAAGTTCGCGTCACCAACGGAGCTGTCGTGCCCAACTACACGGTTTCCGCCACTTCGAACTTTGACTATGCGGCCGGTATTGCAGCGAGTCCCTTCGCGCTCACCCAGTTTGATGTGGCCCCAGGGGGCGTAACCATGACATGGACCGATTCAGCAATGCGATCCTACACCATTGAAAAAAGCCTCACACTCACACCAGGGAGTTGGGAACCGGTCGAGGGCGTGACCTGGCCAATTACCGCAAATTCCATCGTCCTGCCGGTACAGGCCGAACCAAGGGTCTTTTTCAGGGTGCGGGCGGAGTGATGGCTGAAACACAGCCGCGAGTTCGGCCACAACAAGAACTGACGCGGTTGACTCCCGGCGCGGGGCATGGATTTCAAACCGCTCCGCGTCCTCGTCACCGGCTCGTCCGGTTTCATCGGCACCCACGTCGTCCGCCACCTCGCCGCAGCAGGCCACAGGATCATCGGCTTCGACCTGATCCCGCCCGAGGATCGGTTTCCCGACGGCAGCATCTACCTTTGCGGCGACATCAGAACCGCCCGCCTGCCCCACGAAGGTATCGACGCCGTGGTTCATCTCGCCGCTCTTGCAGGGGTGCGCCCCTCGATGGATCGCCCGTTCGACTATGATTCAACCAACGTGACAGGCACCATGCGACTTCTGGAGCATTGCCGAATCCACGGCATCCAGCATTTCGTTTTCGCCTCGTCATCCAGCGTCTATGGACCGGACACGCCACTACCAGCCGAGGAAACGGCGATCCCTGATCCATGCAGCCCCTACGCGCTGACCAAACTCCAAGGCGAACAATGGGGCCGACTCTACTCCCGGCTCCACGGCCTGCGCTTCCTCGCCCTGCGGTTCTTCTCGGTCTGGGGTCCCGACCAGCGTCCAGACCTCGCGCTGGAATCGTTCCGCCGCAAGATTGAGGCGGGCCAGCCGGTTGTCATCAACGGAGACGGTAGCCATCGCCGCGACCTCACCCACGTCGAGGATGTGGCTCGGGCGGTCGAATTGGCTCTTCACTGGCCCGGCCCCGGATCGGCCGTCCTGAACGTCGGAACCGGCAAAAACCACTCCGTCATGGACATGCTGGAAGACGCCACGAAAACCGCCGCCGCTTTACAGATTTCGGGATCCAACTTTACTGATTTTACACCTGCCGTGACCTATCAGGAAGCCCATCCAGCGGACGTGCCTGAAACCCGTGCATCCCTTGTGGCAGTAGGGAAAGAACTCGGTTGGGCACCCCGGATTTTCTTCCCGGAAACGTCCGATTCCGACGCAAAAAAAGTGTAAAACGGAAAATGGCTCCTTTCATAGGATTTGGATGGGGGTGGGGAGACCCGATGACTGAGACAGGCACGTAAATAGATTTCCTCATCACGGGCAGTGACTTACAAACACGTCAAACGATCGTTTAGTCACCAGTTCTGCTAGAAATCTAGTGGTTTCCAGCTGTTAGACTCTTCCAGAATGCGACCCCGTTGCCGGATTATCCAGCAACTTGCCAGTGGCAGAGTCCAGCAAAATAGACCTGATAAGCAGGAAGCCCAACCACCAAAAAACCGCCGACAAAGAAATCTTGGCAAAGCGGCCTGGAGAGACACGCACGCGGCTTACGGAATCCCATCAATCAATTTCACAACATTTAGGCTTGTCAATTTCACTCCCATCTCTCACGGATCATGATCGAACTCGTGGTTGACGCCCCCTGTTTGTTCCAAAGTGAACAATAGACCTGAATTCTAGCAGTTGATGAAAACGAAATCCCGAAACTGACGCCAACTCCTGCAACTATTCTCCACATGAACACTCCAACCATCCTCGCGCTTGCGGTTACCAGTCTGGCCCTCCCGCAATCTCTGCTCGCCCAAGGAAGCCTCACCCCCCCCGGCTCCCCGGCCCCCACCATGCGTTCACTTCAGGAAATCTGGGACAAGATCGGCGCGCTGGAGACTACGGTGGCGAGCCAACAGCAGTTGATCACCTCAATTCAGCAGCAGAACACCCAACAGTCGAATATCCTGAACGCGCTGGCCGAGGCCAACGGGCTTCCGACTTGGCAGATCACCATCGTGGACAGCCCGAACGTGGGCCAATACACCTCGCTGGCCTTCACCCCAGGCGGCCAGCCCGCCATCAGCTACTACGATTCAGGCAACGGCGACCTCAAATACGCGGTCTTCAACGGCAGCATCTGGACGCGGAGCACCGTGGACAGCGCGGGCGACGTGGGCCAATACACCGCGCTGGCCTTCACACCCGGCGGCTGCCCCGCCATCAGCTACCAAGATTCCAGCAACGGTGATCTCAAATACGCGGTCTTCGACGGCCTTGAGTGGACGGTTTCTACCGTGGTCAGCGCAGGTTTCGCGGGCTATAACACCTCGCTAGCATTCACTCCGGGCGGCCAGCCCGCCATCGCCTACTCTACCTCAGACCCAGTACAAGGAACAACAACTACAGCCGTTCATTACGCGGTCTTCAACGGCAGCAGCTGGACAACAACTCCCGTAGACAGTATTATCAGTGGTGTTGTGAACATTTACATCTCGCTGGCCTTTTCCCCCGGCGGCCTGCCAGCTATCTGCTATCAAGATGCACTCAGATCCGACCTAAAATTTGCATCGTTCAACGGAAGTAATTGGGTTCTCACCACCGTGGACGGCGAGGGTGGATACGTAGCGGGACGTGCAGCGTCGCTGGCCTATACTCCCACCGGCCAACCAGCCATTAGTTATAGCTACGACGATTCCAGGGTCAAATACGCCGTCTTAAACGGCAGTAATTGGACGAAAGCCACGGTTTACCCTGCTCCTTATGCCAACCGCACCTCGTTAGCCTTCGCTCCCGACGGTCAGCCAGCCATCAGCTACTCCAGTTACGGGGATGGCGGCCTCAAATACGCTAAATTGAATGGCGGCAGCTGGACGATTAGCACCGTGGACAGGGGGGACCCCAACTTGGGTGACTATTCCTCGCTCGCCTTCACCCCCGGTGGCCAGCCCGCCATCAGCTACTACGATTCAGGCAACGGCACTCTCAAATTCGCCATACATACGCCTGTCATTCTGCCCTGATCGGTCCGCCCACAGGGTTCTGAGTCGCAGCCCCTAAGCAAATTCCCAGCAGTCATCCAAAACACCTACAACTGGAGATGCTCGCTTTCCGAATCATTCCCCGCGTTCTCCCGTTCGTTTGGTTATCCCAAGGCCTCCCCGGCCAGTCAACCATCAGCTCCGCGGAACGTTACGCCTACTTCGCCAATGCGGGTTGGGTGGACTTCCGCCCCAATGCCGCGGATGGAGTCCGGGTCACCGAAAGCTACTTTTCCGGAAAAGCATACGCCGCCAATTTTGGTTGGATAGACTTGGGCGACGGCTCGCCTGCCAACGGATACGCCTACTCTAACATTACCCCCGCCGACTGCGGCGTCAATCTCGCCGCTGATGGCTCGTTGACCGGTTTCGCCTACGCCGCAAATGTTGGTTGGCTCATTTTCGAGCAAGTCCACGGCCAGCCGAAATTGAATTTCCTCACCGGAAAGATCGCAGGCTCCATCTACTCCGCTAACCTCGGCTGGATTTCCTTGGATACATCTTTTTCCGTCCTATTAGCTATGGCCATCGCCTATCCGGACTCGGACAATGACGGAATCGCCGATGCTTGGGAGAAGAAATATTTCGGTAGTCTCGGCGTCGCTTCCGTCACCACCGACTACGATCACGACGGCCAATCCGACCTTGCCGAATACGAGTCGGACACCCCACCGAACGATCCTTCTTCCAGGTTCCGAATCCTGAGCCAAAGTTTTAACGCCAATCGCACCACCAATACGCTGGAATTTACCAGCTCACCGAGCCGGCTCTATCGCATCGAACACAATACCGGTTTATCTGGAACATGGCTTGATTCAGGATCCGGAGTTTTCGCTCCCAATGTTGGCATCAGCACCAGCCGCACACTCTCCTTTCCCGCGGGGAGCTCTCGATTTTTCCGTGCTGTCGCCGTCCGACCCCTTCAGTAATCGATGGTAACAGTCCCGGTAAACGAGCAACGACGATGGGGGACTCGTGGATCAACATAGGGTAAATTCATCGATTGGATGTCTCGTCGGTGGAGAGGATTCGCGTTGGCGCGCGTCTTTTCATTGCCAGATCCTTGTCGGCGCGCCCAGCAGAAAGCATGCGGCTCTCCGATCAGGGAGGTTCCATAGCCAGACGGGCGGCGCTTCACCCGTTGTTCACGAGGGCTTCTTGCAGCTAGAGACAGGCCAGCACGATCTTGCGTTCGTGGCTTCCGGGCAATCAATCCGAATTTCCACGCCCTCCGGTCCAGCCACCGACTCTCTCAACAGCCTTTACCCCAACCACATCTCCAAATCCGCCATCGCCGCCCTGACATTCCCTGCTGCCCCGGCCGCGATCATCCGGGTGGTGGCGATAGGGACAGCCCACCGCCTCGCGAGGAATGCCGCGAGAACCTCGTTTTCCGGTGGCTGGAGTCGGACCGATTGGAAGCGGGTTTGGAGGCGTTCGGTGAGACTGCCGAGGTCAAGGTTCGTGGTGCCGAGAAAGGCATGGCCTGGCTTCATCCGGTCGAGATAGGTGAGAAGCATGTCCTGCGCGTCCTTGGAACAGCGATCTAACTCATTCACCACTTTAACTGACCACGATCCGAAGAGCGATCCATAGGCGAGTGAGCGCGTCCATTCACGGGCGAGTTCGAGTCCCACTTCCTTGCCGTTCACGTCCTCGATGGCGACGGGGTGGCTGGCGAGTGTGCGGGCGATCATGTTCACCAAACTCGTCTTGCCGATGCCGGGCGCGCCGGAAATGAGGAGCTTGAGTGGTTGGTCGGGATTCGTCCGCAGTCGCTCGGCCTTTCGCATCAACACATCCGCCACCTTGCCCGCCTGGCCCACGAAATCAGCAGGACAGGACGGGACGAAGCAGGTGGGGGCAACCGCTGGCTTACGCGGCATTACTCGCCTCCTTTCCCGCTCGGGTGTTAAGGATCAGATCGGCGATTGCCTGAGCACCCTTGCGGTAGAGCACCACGGCCAGCAACTCGCCATCAACATACACGGCCCAATGGCGGGTGCGGTAGCCATCCGACTTGAGGTAGGGTTTGACCTCGATCATGCGGACCACCCCTCCCTTCTGGCGCGTGTGTTCAAGTCGCGGAGATTGAGTCCGTATTTCTCAGCCGTCTTGCGCGGATCCCCGTAGCGGCGGAAGTGGCGTTTCACGAGGTTCCAGTCTGGCTCCGGTGGCGTGTCCGGCAGAATGGCGAGCGGGTCGAAGCGGGAGGGACGCTCCGGTTCATTCGGCGTCTGCTCCAATGCAGCCAGTCGGCGAAGGATTGGTTTCAGGCGATCCATCACAAGCGCCTCAACGTCGGCGGGCACCGGAGTTTGAATCGGCGCTCCGCCGGCCAGTTCGGCAATCCTGGCGTCCACGATCTCACGGATCAGGTCCACCGGGATCTCGGTGATGGAATACACGATGCCACTCAGGCTTTCGAGGCCCAGCAGCTTCTTCATTTCCCGGCGTGCATCGCGGGGGCTGTCGGCTTGGAGACGATCATCAAAGACAATCTCGGTGCCGCGGCTTGCTATCAGTTTGTAGGTGCGTTTCATGGTTTTGCTTTGTGTTGAATGGTGAGGGTTGCGAGAACGGTTTCGACATCGGCGAGGCGGAATCTCACGGCTTTGCCGAGTTTGATGTAGGGAATGAGTCCGCTCATGCGCCACGAGTAGAGCTGACGGCGGCAGATCCGCAGGTAATCGGCCAGTTCCTGCTCGGTGTAGAGGTGCTGGTGATCCTCGCGTGGAGAGGCGACCAGCATCGGTGAGAATTGGATGGTGGCTTTCATGGCTGTTCGGTGTTGAAGCATTTTTGCGCCCATTCGCGGGCGGCGTGGGTGATGGTGGCGACGAACTTCTGTGGGTCTGCCGCCAGCGGGTTGCCGCCCATCAGATCATGGAAGCTGTTGAGCGCCGAAGTCACGGCGGCCTCCAGCAGGATTTGTGGATCGTCGAGTTCCAGCGCGGTTTCCCAATAGCCGATGCGTTCGATCAGCACGGGATACTTGCGGGCGTCCGGCAGCGGTTCCTGGCGCAAGGGTCCGTTTTGATAGCTCTTGCGGCCAATCGTCGCGATGGCGGGGATGAAATCCCGTCCCTTGGCGCTCGCCCACAACAAGGCATGGGCGTCGATTTCAAAGGCGGGGTGGAACGTGCGGTTCACGGGGTCTCCGATCTGCACGACTGGTTTGGTCATGGTCTTCATGGTGTCTGTTTTTTGGTTCATGGTTTCGTTGTAGAGGGCACATCCGATCAGCTCAGGTATCCGAGTTGCCGCAGGTGTCCGAGAAATCGAGATAGGGCTGGTGATGGCTATCCGCAGACTGCGTAGCTTTGGGTGCAAAAAGTGACGGCTTGCTCAGGCCATAGGTGAACCCGAGGTTGCTCGCCTTCATGCCGCACCACTCGCGCCAATCGCCGTAGAGTTCGGTGAAATCGCGGTCGAAGAACACCCACCTGCCGGGGAGTCGGTCGAGCGTGTCCATGCCGCAGAGATCGACCAAGGACGCGGCGACGCGGGTATCGGACAACAGGCCGTCGGGCATCCGGTGACGTGGCATCCGCCGCAGGGTTTCGCGCCACTGGCACCACGTCCCATTGTGGAAGAGCACGGCGCGGGCATGGCCGGACAACCGCGTGGTGGCTTTCGCGGAAACCGGGAACGGGTGGCACAGCTTCGGCGTCACCTCTCCCACGCTCGCCCACCGGAAGTGGATCACGATCTCGCCGGACAATTCGGGGAGTAGGATTTCAAGATCATCGGGTTCAAGTCCCTTGAACCAGCGCACCACTCCGTCCTCCCGCCATGCCACACCGGCACCGTGGGGATTCGCTTCGTGGCAGGCAGCGAAGGTTTTTCTATCAGGCCGCACATCGGCGGGGCATACTAGGATCACACACATAGTTTTCGTTTGGTTAGAGGTTGGCGTAGGGGAAGCGGGAATCGAAGCGGCGGCACATCCGGTCGGCGATCTTCCGGTAGTGCTTGAACTCCGAGTGCAGTGGGCCGACCAGACCCAGTGCGACGGGTCGCTTTGATCCGGTCCATCCGAGGTAATCCCAGAGGAAGCGGAGAGCGTCCTTCGCGGTGGACGTGCGTTTCGCCTGCGACTTGTTCTTCGAGAAGGCACCGAGGCATTCGACTTCGGCGGCGCGGCGGCAAAGGCCCAACACCGTGGCAAGGTGGTGCATGAGCTTGTAGCGATTGAGCGTGCCGGCGAAGACCCGGAATTCGATCACGCCGTGGGTGAAGAGTTTTTTGAAATTGATCATCCCGCGTCCGCACCGACTGGCGGCGTCGGCTTTCCTGGCAGGATTGCTGTTGCGTTCCATCTGGCGGACCAGAGTTCCCACGTCCTCGCCGAGCGTGTGGCTGTATCGGTTCAGGTGGCGTCCGGTTCCCGTTTGGCCGTAGAGGCTCATGGCGTGCCACCGTGCGATGTGAGCGAGCTTGCGACCGTATTCGCTCATGGCTTGCGGATCGTCCGTGCCGATGATGGAAGCGACGCCCACGGTGATATGGACGCCGCATGAGCCGTTCACGTTCGCCCCGATGGCGTTGGCCCACTCGACGAATTGAAGCAGGTGTTCGACACCATCGCCGCCTTGGAGGATGGGTGAAACAAACTCACAGGCCATGCGGCCCGGAATGGCGCGGATGGAACCATCACGCTCGGCCTTCCAGTGATTGCCGTTAAAGGTGGGCGCGGTGAGGTGCTCGTTGGTGGCTGCGCTTGCTCCCACGCGCACATACGCGCCGCCGTGGTAAGCTCCGACAACGATTCCGCTGGTGGCGGGGATCGTGGTTTCTAGTTCGACTCCGAAGGTAATGGTTTCGGCTTTGGTATCTTGCGGTTTCATCTGTGGATCTGGTTGGAATCTGAGGCCGGTGAGCCAATGAGTGGCGCGTTCCGACATCCTTCCTCCTGCCAGCCACCCGCGTCGTTTGTCGCGCACCATCCGCACGCCGATTCGCACCATATTTACCGGCCATTTTGTTCGGCCATGCTCCGTTGGCATACGGATTGAACATGAAATCTGGACTAGCGCGGAAATGTCGTCATATCCGTCGCCACGCAAATGACCCCGCTGAAAACCGTTCTCCTACTTATAGGCTCGAACATCTTCATGACGTTCGCCTGGTATGCACATCTCAAGGACATGCGCTCCAAGCCGCTGATCGTCGCGATCCTAGCAAGCTGGCTGATTGCGTTGTTCGAGTATTCACTACAAGTCCCCGCAAACAGAATCGGCTATGGGACTTTCACTCTGCCACAGTTGAAGATCATTCAAGAAGTGATCACGTTGGCTGTTTTCGTGCCATTCGCTGTTTTTTACATGCGGACTCCGGTCAGTTGGAATTATCTCTGCGCTGGAATCTGTCTCCTCGGCGCGGTCTTTTTCATTTTCCGGGATCAAGCCCCGAAGAGGAGTCATCCGGCAATCGAGCCGAATAAACTTGCCGAAGAAGGCGCTGGAAAACTTTCCGGTCGCACCGATTCGGAATGATCACCGCTGACCTATGATGTTGTAAAACACGCCCGCCATGGTGCCACGTAATCAGCCGTAGAGACTCACGACCCCGCACAAGGGATGGCAATATGGTCAGCCCTCACATCCACCATCCGCGTTTGATAGTTTGCCGTTAGGCTCGAAAATGTACCGTTGGCATGCGGATTGAACAGCCGCAGCATCAGTATTCTGACGGCAGCAAGATTGTCGTCATCGACCTGTCGTGCTCAGTGATGATGTAGATCGAACCTCCCGGCGTGGCAAAGCGGCTGAGAAGACGGGTGCCGTCCTTGAGCGAGTGCTCGTTCGCCTCTTTGTCTTCGGCGCAGAGTTCATCACCCCAATCGCCACAGTGGTGACGGCGGAGGTATTTGGTCAGGTCCACGTCCAGCGCAAGTGCGCCGGGGGTAGCGTATATTTTCCCAAGCGGGAAGCGGGGTTGCATCAGGTGTATGCCCATGGGATCTCAGTGGTTGGTGGTTTATCAGGAATCAATCAGGTTGTCGAACAGGCCGGGAATGAATGGATTGAGCGCTTCATGCTCGGCTTTGAAGAACTCGGCTTTCGTCTTGCCCATCTTGCGGCCCTGCGGCGTGTGGCAGTCGTAAGCGTAGTCGGGGATCGGGATGTATTCTCCCGCCTGTTCGAGTTCATCGGTGAGGGTTTCGGGGTCCAGCCCAGCCATCTGGTCATAGACGAAGTTTTGCAGGTGGTCGGGATCGCGGCTCTTCTTGGCGAGGCAAAGCAGGATCACCGCCTTGGAAATGAAGATGCGGCCTTTCGGCGTCTTCGATGGCGTGTTGCGATTGATCTCGGTGTAGCTGTCGTGCAGCGCCTTGACCTCCGCCGTGAGGATGCCCCAGCAGTCCTCCGCGCTCACGGTGAGCAGACGCCGCCAGACATACTGGCCGAATCCGCTCGCCCAAAGTTCGAGCGCCCAATATCCGGCCAGCTTTGCGTCACCGCGCCTGATCGCCTTCTGCATCGCGCTCGACACTCCAGGGAAGCTGTATCCGCGCTTGGTGTGTAAATGATAACTCATCGTCTGCTAGATTATCGGTTTGGCACACGAGGTGAAAGCAGTATTGGACGCCATTTATCACAGCTTCACCGATTGCCGACGTGGTGCGTCCATCGACACGCGGTCCTGGCTCTTGTAGGTTTCAAGCCGGATGTGGGCCTTCCACTTGCGCTTGAGGTATCGCTTCTCTGTGGCGATGCGTTCCTCGCTTCGGAACAGGCTGTTGCCGCCGAGGTTCTTGTCGCGTTCCTGGACAAAGCAGAACCGCGCTTCATTCCAAACAAGCCGGTTGTCCATCAACTCTTGCAACGTGGCGTCGATGTCGCACTTGCATTTGAGAAGCTCGTCCCACTTCGGCACGCCGCCCTTTTCGTCGCGCACCACACCGACAGCCCCGCCGACCCAGTGGTTCACGCCGAATGGATCGTTGCGTTGCAGAAGCCTTGGATCACTCCGCTGATGCCAGCCAAACAACCGTGCCCCGGCCCCACGCGCACACCACGCAGAGTTTTCAAGCATGGCGATGGTTTCGGCGATGGACAGTTTCCGGCACCGAAGGGACACCATGCAAACGCACGCGGAAATGTCGTCGTCGAGCATGACGATGGCGTCGTCCTTGAAGTGCTTGAGCACCCAGTTCCGCACGGCGCTGATGCCGGCGATCTCATCGGGGATGGTTTCGATTTCCAGCCCGGTGTGCCGGTAATGCTCAGCCTCGCTTGCGGGAACGAGCAGCGTCGCCGTCGGGAATAGCTTGTGGCTGGTGATCGAGCGACTTCGGCTCCGGGACAGGATCACCAGGCGGAGTTTCAACGGGCGGAATTCCGGCCATGCTGGCGCGGCGGCAGAGTTCAATGAGTCGTTTTCCATGGAGCACACGGCCAATGCCGATTTTCTTGGTTCTGCGGGTGATCGAGTAGTCAACTTCGGACACCCCCATGAGTTGAAGCACCTGCATCCAATCCCGCAGGTCGTGGAACATGAACACGAGGTAGTCGTGAGTCTCGAATGCCTGGCATTCCATCCGGGGAATCGTTTGGAGTTCGTCCTCGGGGTTGCCCGCGTCATCCATCAGCTTGCGGATCTCGTCCTCCATGAAGCCAGTCAGTTCGATGTCGAAGTCGGGATCGGCGTCAGCAATGGATTTGAGCACCCGCCGCAGATCGTCTTCATCGAGTTCGGCGAGTTCTGACAGGCGGTTGTCGGCAAGCAGGTCCGCGAGTTCCTCCGCTTCACTCGCGTAGTCCTGCTCGTCCACGGGGATCGTTTCGCAGCCGATGAGCAACGCCGCTTCCAACCGGCCATGACCACGGACGATCAGGCCCGAGCGCTTCGAGACGGTGACCGGATTGCGCCAGCCCTGTTCCTGGATGATCGACGCGAGAAGCTGGATCTGGTGGGCACTGTGGCGATTCGGGTTGACCGGATTCGGTTTCAGCGTGTTCGGATCAACGAGGGCGGTATGGGCGCAATGCACGGGAATGCTCATGCCATCGCCCCCGCCGTCAACCTTGACACCACTACCACGATCATCCGTAGTCTGCGGACAGTCTCATGGATCACGCAACCTTCGCCCAACTGCTCCGCAAATGGAGGGAACGCAATGGTTACAGCCAGCGCGACGCCGCCGTGGCGTTGAAGGTTTCAAAACGCAGCCTGGAGAACTGGGAGCAGGAACGGGCGATGCCACAGGGGTTCGGACTTCAAATGATGCTGGAAATCATCCAGCCCAAGCGGAAACGGAAATGATGCCCGGTTGACGTGTCCGCAACCTGCGGATGGAAGCCGTATCACCCGACATCGCCAAAAAGCTGCTCTCGCGGGACTTCGCCAATCTGGTTGGTCGCGTGCAAAAGGGCGGCAAGCTGACTCGTGCTGAACGCGCCATGCTGCAAACGCTGGCCACCGGCACCGGGGCCGCTCCGACCAACGCCGCATCCTACGTTGAACTCGCTGCCATCCTGGGAATCACGCGCCAGTCCCTCAACAACTGGAAGAAGCGCAAGGGCGCCCCAAAGCCTGCCGCAAACGGGATGCACGACGTGGCCGCGTGGCGGGAGTTCATGCGTCGCAACGATCTCAAAGGCGGTGAGATTGAACAGCCGGGTGACATCGAGTCCTCGCTCAAGGCCCGCAAGTTGCTGGCAGAAGTTGAAGAACGGGAACTACGGCTCGGAATCAGGCGCGGCGACTATGTGGCCGTCGAGGAAGTCCGGCAGGCGTGGACTGAGTTCGTGGCGCAGGCAACGTCGATGCTCCGCAAAAAGTTCGAGCAGGAATTACCGCCGATCCTGTCGGGCCTCGATGCCACCGGCATTCAGGAGGAAGCCCGCCGCGCAATCGACGAGGTGTTGACGATCCTCCATCAGGGCGAATGAAGACCATCGAACCCGCCCGCAGGAAACTCGAACGCATCTGGCGCGAAGCCTGGCGTCCCCCGGATCGTCGTCCCCCGTGGGCATGGTGCGAGGAACACATCACCTCGATCCCATACTCACCCATTCCCGGCCGGTTTCGCTCGGCCAACTCGCCGTGGATGCGCGAGCCGATGGAAGCCTTGGTTGATCCAAAGATCCGCATCGTGAGCATCATCGCCGCGATCCAAAGCGGCAAAACAAGCGTTGGCGAACTTGGACTCGCCCACATCATCGCCAACCATCCAGGCCCGACACTGTGGCTCGACCAGACCGACGATGACGCGAAGGACCAAAGCGAAAGCCGGCTCCAGAAACTCTTCGACGAGTGCAATCCAGTCAGCGCCCTCTATCCGGCCAACCGTCACAAGAAGCGCCTCGCCACGGTTCACTTCAACAATGGCATGACGCTGTGGGTGCTTGGGGCGCACAACAAAACCAACCTCCAGCGACGTTCGATTCGCTGGCTCATCGGTGACGAGACGTGGCGGTGGCCCACCGGCCATATGGCGGAAGCCGAAGCTCGTGTCACCGCGTTCGGTTGGCTCGGCAAGTGCCTGTTCATGTCACAGGGCGGCGAGGATGACGACGACACCCACCGCAAATACGAAACCACCGACATGCGCGAGTGGACGTTTGAGTGTCCGCACTGCCACCAGCGCCAGCCGTTCAAGTGGGAGCAAGTCGAGTGGAGCAAGGACGCCCGCGACGAATCCGGCGAGTGGGATTTCCAGAAGGTCCGCGACACCACCTCGATGCGTTGCGCGTCCTGCAATCACTACTTCGAGGACAGCGACCGCACCCGCCGCGAACTCAATCTCAGCGGCAAGTATGTCGTCATGAATCCGAACGCGCCGAAGGAGAACGCCGGATTCCACTGGAACGCCATGTGCGCGATGAGCTGGGGCCGTCTGGCCGAACTCTATCTCCGCGCAAAGGCCGCCGCTCGCAAAGGCGACGTGAGCTTGATCCAGCAGTTCTATCAAAAGCGTCTCGCCCTCGCATGGCGCGAGTATCTGGAAGACTACAAACTCGACATCGTCCCGGGCGGCTATCTTAAAGGCGAAACCTGGGACGGCGAGGCGGGCGTGGATGCCCATGGCCGATTGGTTCCGGCTGGCGAACCGTGCGCGTGTCCACTCCGCATCCTCACGGTCGATTGCCAGATGGATCACTTGTTCCTTGTTGTCCGCGCATGGGCGGAGGACGGATCCAGCCGACTGATTTGGAACGAGCGGATCCTGACCTTCACCGACGTAGAAAGTGTGCAGGAGCGTTTCGGCATTCACCCAAATCTCGTGTTCATCGACGCGGGCCACGCCACCTATGACGTCTATCGCGAATGCGCGGCTCACGGATGGACGGCCCTCATGGGCGACAAGCGAGCGACGTTCACCCACAAGGTCAAAGGTCGGAAGTCGGTGGAGCGGTTCTATTCGCCGCGCAGGAAAGTTGTTCTCGGCCGAGGGCAATCGTGCTCGGTGTTCTATTGGTCCAATCTCAACATCAAGGACACGCTCGCCCGCCTGCGCCGGAATCAGAATCCGGACGACGGCCCGGTGTGGGAAGTGCCCGACGACATCGACGACGACTATCTCGCCCAGATGGAAAGCGAGCACCGCATCAAGAAGAACGGCAAGTGGTTGTATGAGAGGATCGGCTCACGACCGAACCATTACTACGACTGCGAGGCGGAACAGGTCGCAGCGGCCACCATGCTCAAGATCGTGGGTCGTGAATCGGTGGCATCCGCGCCAGTTGACACTTCGGACGAGGAGCCATGAGAACTGAAATCCTACTCGCCGCCCTGTCGCTCCTGCTCCCGTCCTGCATGACACCTCCGATTACCGGCAACCTCACCACGGGCGACGGTGTCATCAAGGTCCATCCGGACGGCCGCTTTGAAATCATCGTCGAACCCCGCACCTCGAAGTAAGCCATGAGCACGTTCAGCGACTGGTTCGAATCCCAGAAATTCAATCACTTCGGCGCAGGCGAGTTCGAATCCTACTTCGCCGCGCAGCGAAAAGGCGTGAAGAACAGCACCCCACCGAAGCGCCTCTGGAAAAACATCGTGCCGACACTGCGCATCGTGGACGACCTCCGCGAATCGTTCGGCAAACCCTGCCGCATCCTAAGTTCCTACCGCTCGCCCGACTACAACAAGACGGTTGGCGGTGCACCTCTCAGCCAGCACAAGGAATTCACGGCCCTCGACATCACCATTGACGGTGTCAGCCCGCAGCGGGTCTATGATCGTTTGATCGAATGGCGGAAGGCCAGCAAGTTCACCGGAGGTCTCGGATTCTATCCGTCGTCCGGTTTTGTCCACATCGACACGCGGGGCAACAACGCCACATGGCGCGGTCGTTGACACCCGCCGCCGTGCATGGCTCGCGGACTATTCATCACCGGATTCACAGTTTCAGAGGTGCTCGCCATTCAGCGGCGGGCGAAGGAACTCATTCTCGAAGGCAAGACTATCATGAACTGGAACGACGCGGACACATCCACCGCCAAGCAGTTCACCATGCCAGTCGATCAGGTGCTTGAGGAATGCGGACACGCGCTCCGTGTGCTCGATCCAGCCACTTACGGCAAACCCCGCATCGCCGCCGTCTCCTTCATCTCCGGCTACCTCCCAAAATGACCAGCCTCAAAAACATCGCCATGCGTTGGCTGCCGCCCGTCCTCGTGCCGAAGGCGTGGGGATCTCCGTTCGAGGCTGCAAACTGGTCGCCCCGCCGTGGCACCGTGCCGGGAGCCTCACCCACCGATGCCCGCAACGAACTCACCCCCGGTGTCCGCACCGAGTTGGTCCGCAAGTCGCGCTACCTCCACAAAAACAGCGGATTCATGCGGGAACTCGTCGCCAACATGGCGATCTACTCGACCGGCGACGGCATCCGCGTCCAGGCCCAATCACCCAAGCCGGAATGGAACCGCGCCGCCGAAGCCTACTTCGCCCTATGGTCAGCCCGCTGTGAGGTGACTCGCCGGTTTTCGTTTGAGGAATGCCAGGCGCTCGTCTGCCGGGGCATGGACATCGACGGCGAATACTTCATTCACAAAACCCGCGATGGCGACGGCGAACCACGCATCCAGTTGATTGAGTCCCACCGCATCGGCGATGAATTCGGCTCGAAGGACACCATCGACGGCGTGGGTCTCGATGCTTGGGGCGCACCGATCTTCTATCGAGTCTTGGAGGACAACGGCAAGGGGCGCGATCTGCCAGCCCCGGCGATTCTTCACATTCATGAACCGGAATGGGCGGGCGGCGTTCGTTCTCATCCGACAATCCAGCATTCCATCAACCACGTTCTCGATGAAATGGAACTTCTCGCGCTGGAAAAACATGCGGTGAAGGACAACGCCGACGTGTCGCGCATCCTCAAAACGGCACGCGGCGAACTGGACGACAACGGTGATTTCGTAGTCGGCGGGGCGGTTGGCGGAGCGGAATCCAGCGATCCGGTTTCGCTCCAGCGCATTGTCGGCGGCAAGTTGATCGCGCTCAAACCCGACGAATCACTCGACAGCTTCCAGTCGAACCGCCCGTCGCCCACGTTCACGGGATTCCTGGAACATCTGCGGCGAGATTCTGCCCTTGGCATGATCCCATTCGAGTTCGCGGCGGATTCCAGCAAGATCGGCGGTGCGGGCGTGCGCTTGATCGTAGCCAAGGCGGATCGTCGATTCTCGTTCCGTCAGATGATCCTTGAACGCCGCCTCATCAAGCCGGTGTGGACCTATGTGATTGGCGACGCGATCAGCCGCGGAATTCTGCCGCCCGTGGAAGGATGGTGGAAGATTTCCTCAGTGCCGCCCAAGCGTGTGACTGTGGACGCCGGACGCGAGGCACAACAAAACCGCGCCGACGTGGAGATGGGACTCAAGACTCTATCAGACCACTTCCAGGAACTCGGTGCCGACTTCGGTGAGGAAATCGAACGCCGCGCCAGCGATGCGAAACTGATTCTGGAGACGGCCAACAAGTATGGCGTGCCGGTCGAGATGCTATGGAAGCCAAGCGGCCCCGCGTTGACACCTGCAACCGGGCGTGAATCCACTCCTGCAAACCCGTGAATGGTTGATCCAACCCGATGCGCTTCGTGCGATGGCCGCTTCTCTGCGTGGCCTCGTGGATCGCGGTGGATCGCTTCCCCAACACCAACCGGCCAGCTCCCTGCTTTCCGTCGAGGATGGCATTGGTGTGGTCGCCATTGAAGGCCCGATCCTTCGCAAGCCAGACCTCTTCGCCAGAATCTTCTTCGGTGCGACCAGTTCCGAGGAAATCGGCGAGGCACTTCGTGAAGCTGCGGGACGCCCCGACATCAAGGCGGTGTTTCTCAACATCGACTCGCCTGGTGGAACGGTGGCCGGAACTCCGGAACTGGCGGCGGCAGTCGCTTCACTCAACAAGCAAAAGCCCGTCTATGCGTTCTCTTCCGGCCTGATGGCATCAGCCGCCTACTGGGTCGCATCACAGGCCACCGCCATCTATGCCACCCCGTCGGCACAGGTCGGATCCATCGGCGTTGTGCAAGCCGTGATCGACAACAGCACGGCCCTCGATAAGGCGGGCATCAAGGTCGAGGTCTTTTCCGTCGGCAAATACAAGGCGATGGGCGCACCAGGCACCCCGCTAACAGACGACCAGAGGGAACTCATCAACTCCAACCTCGCGGAAATCGCCGGGGAGTTCCATGCGGCGGTGCTGGCCAAAGGGCGTTCGATCCCGGCCGAGGCGATGGAAGGCCAGACTTTCAGCGGCAAACAGGCCCAACGCTACAACCTCGCGGGCATGGTCCCGGATCGTGCTGAAGCCATGCGCCGCCTGCGTGTCTATCACGCGTCGGTTGACACGGGATCACGGGTGATGACCACCGCACTTGAAGACCAACTACTGGAAGCCCGCACCCAGGCCGATGACCTCGCACGGGATCACAAAGCGCAAGCCGATCTCTTGGCCGAAGCCTCCGCCACTCAGGATTCGCTGCGCGGCGAAGTCGCATTGCTAACCGCCGAAATCGACACGCTCAAAGCCGAGCGCGATGCCGCCAAGGGTGAATCCACCGCCCTGCAATCCCGCATCGCCGATCTCCAGGCATCACAGGCCGATTTCGACAAGCGCGTCCAGATCGAAGTCGCCCGCGTCGTCGCCTCCACCGGCACCACGCTGCCAGCCCGCGTCACCCCAGCCGGTGATGCCACTCAGGCCGCCGACCTCCACGCGCAGTTCGCCGCCATCACCGACCCGACCGCCCAGACCCTCTTCTGGCGGAAACTCACCCCTGAACAACAAGCCCTCATCCTCAAACACCAAGCCTGATAGCAAGCCATGCCTAACACTCTTTCCAACCTCAAAGACATCAAGGTCGCACAGCGGGCGCTCATGCCCTTCATGGCGAACCTTCTGCCGGTCACGGCGTTCTCGACCAACTTCGGCCCGCAGCCGTCCGACAAGGGCGACACCGTGCGCGTGCCTCTGGTTGGTGCTCCTTCCGATTCGAGCGACTTCGCCGGTGACTACACCGCCAACGCCGACTCCACGGTCACGACTGTTCCAGTGACGCTCAACCGCCACAAGTTTAAGACCGTCCACGTCACCGCCCGTGAAAACGCGGAGACGGCCATGGATGTGCTCGACACCTTGGTTGAAGTCGCAGCCCAGCAACTCGCTCAGGACGTGCTGCTCGACATCATGACGGTCATCACGCTTGCCAACTTCGGCGCTCCAGCCATCGCCGCGCTTGCCGCCACTTCTTTCGACTACAAGAAGGTGCTGAGCATCCGCGACGTGTGCGGTCAGGCGAAGATGCCCGCCTCCCAGCGTTCGCTCGTCCTTGACTCGGGTTTCTACACCAACCTGCTCGCCGATGACGTGGTGGCCAAGAGCTTCAACCTCAACCTCAGCGCACCCGGTGTCACCGAGGCCCTCATCAAACGCCTCGCCGGATTCGACCTCCACGAGACGATTGTGATTCCGGCCACCCACGCCGAAAAGCTCGTCGGCTTCGCCACCCACCCGAGTGCTGTTGCCGTGGCCATGCGATACCTCCAGCCGGTCGCCGACTATCAGCAAGCTGGTGCCGTCACCGATCCTCAGACCGGAATGACTTTCGGCTACCTGCGCTTCACCGACACCCGCGCCAACAAAGTGTTCGTCACCCTCGAATGCCTTTACGGATTCACAGTCGGCAAAACCGACGCACTCAAGCGGATCGTCAAACTGTAAGCCGTTTCGATTGGTGGGTTCATGGGACGCCCTCTCCGGGAAACTGGAGGGGGTGTTTTCATTTTGACAGGGAGGCATGGGCATGAGCCTCGAATCGGAAATCCTCAGCGACCTTCACCACCTTCTATCAGAACATGGTGTCCAGGCGCGATGGAAGGACATCAGCCTGCTCGTGCTCGTCAGCCGCGTGCGCAACGACCAGCAGATCGACATGGGCGGGTTCGTTGAATCACCTGATCTCAGCCTGCGCGTGCCGAAGCGGGCATTCCCAGCCGCCATGCCAAAATTCGGCGAGCGCATCGAGGTGGACGGCACCGAATACCGCATCGCCAAGGTTGGCAACCATCCGCGCTCACCTCTGCTCACACTTACCCTCAGTTCCACCGATGAGTGATGTTCGCTTCACCGCCAAGCTCAAGGGGGCATCCGACGTGGCTCGACTGCTGCGCCGGTATCCAGAAAAGGTGGGGCGAACACTGCTGTCCCTGGTGAAGCAGGAAGCGCGTGGCTTATCTGTGGAACTCGCCCGCAACACCCGTCCGTTCGGGTTCTCGGAAAAGGCCCGCAAGACCGGCGAGGATGCCGTGGCCAAGGACATCAGCGGCGTGTTCGCACTGCCATCCGATGCCTTCGCGGAAATCCGCAAGTCCGATCCGGCGGCGGCAGACCGCTTCTGGTCAAACGTCCAAAACCGGCGCTTCTCACGAGCCGAAAACAATCTTCGCCAAACCAGTTCCGGTTGGAAGGACCTCTCTGTCGGTCGCCTCGACCCAAAGCTCCACCAATGGGGCCAACTCGGCGCGGCGAAGCCAAAGCAGATCGTCACCAGCGCCAAGGCCCGCGACACTTACATCGCACGCATCCAGAAGCGGGTTGGCTTTGCCAAAGGGTCGTGGATCAACGCGGGCAAAGCGATTGGCGGGCGGGTTCGTGGAGCGGCGCAATGGGCGACAAGGCACAAGCAGGCACCCGGATCAGCGACGATTAAAACCGGCGACAAGCCGGCCGTCACGCTGGTCAATAACCTCGACTACATCGACGACGTGAGCACCTACAAGGGAATCAACCTCGCTCTCCAGGTGGCGGCGGGAAAACTCCGCAAGGCGCTCTCCACTTCGCTGCGCAAAATCAGCGACGGCGCAAACCGATCGCTGCGAAGACGCTCCGGTTGATTCTTACAGGCTATACATCAATCGGGCGCCATATCAGCGGTGGCCCAACCTTGTTCGCATGGAATGCTCGAAATGCAGCAAGCACATCATCCGTTTTAAGGAGGTCGCGATACTGTCCGCGACTCACGTAGTTAGCGACCTTGAGTGACCGAGACCTCTCCGATATGCCGGGGCGGCAGGCCCGCAGGTGGGTGTATGCGCCGCCAGAATCCTTCCATGTGATTCTCGCCTCCAAGTGCCAACCATTAGAACCACGTAAGCATTGCATGTAGGTGTTACCTGGGCGTGAGAGACAGGCAAAGCTGTTGAAGGAACCGGTATCAAGCTCGCGGATCACTTCATCAACCTCAAGCCAGATAGGGTTTCTCCATTTCTGCCCGATTTCGTTCGTCAAGACTATGTTGCCGCCTACCGGTTTTTGACCCCACTTTGCAAGGAATTCAGCCATTGATTTTTCTAGTTCTTCATAATCTTTCTCTGTGATCACCTGCGCCGATTTGCTGGGTTTGCCGCTTTTGTTTCGGCGGGATTTATTCGGCAAATTTGATTCGTTTCTCTTCCGTTTCATGGTGGAAATTTATCGCAAATTTTGCTCTGAAATGCGAGAAAATCCGGTGGATATTCGAGGGCTTTTCCTTACCTAAAACCATTGATTTTGTGTCTATTGCAATAGCCGTGGTTGACGTTAAGCCAGCATTGATGCCCAACCTGATCGAAGACCGCCTTTCCTCGCTGCTTGCCGAGTGGATCGACACCAACCGCCCCGAGGATCTTCCCGATTCGATTCCCGTCCATGTCGCCCGCCGCGATGAAATCCGAACCCGTCCGTGCGTGGTTCTCAACGCATCAGAAGCCAAGCCTATCCCGGCCATGCCGCACACCGCCCGCGTGAAACTCGACGTGCATCTGTTTTCCCAGGTGGACGACACGCCAGCGGAAACGCACGCGGAGTGGGCGGGGAAACTCGCGGTGTTGCTCGGCGGCAAGTCGGCGATCCAGGCGGCGTTGGATTCCGAAACCTTCGTTCTCCATGACCTGCTCGACAGGGAAAGCGTGACAACGCCGGACGAAGCGCGGGGACGTGAATCGGTTCTCAGCTACGAGGCCGTCGTCTCGGCGATCTGACTCCGGTTGACACGCCAACAGCGGTCAAATGGCCGCGACATTCCTTGGCACCACCGGCAACTGGGGCATCCCTCAGGATGAAGCCGGTATCATCATCACCGACCTGTCCTTCGACTACTCCAACCAGGAAAAGGTAGTTCTCGACAAGGGCGGTGAAATCATCGGCCTCGCCCTCTATCAGGAGAAGGCTGAAATCAAGCTCTCTGGTCTGGTGAAGAAAACCGGCCCATTCACCGGCAAGATCGGCGCGGCCCTCGCACTCACCAACGCTGTTCCCGCCCACATGCAGGCCAGCGGCGGCACTACGATCATCAAGCAGATCAGCCGCTCCCTCAACAACGAGGACTTCGAGAAAATCGACATCACCGCCACCAACTACCCGCTGGTGGTTTCCGGTGGTGGAGCGTGAACCAACCCTTTCCCAAACGAGATACTGATATGAACGCGATCACCCACATTTCATCCACCGCCACCAGCAACACCTGCCTCGCCGCCGCATTGACGGCAGTTGGCATTCCGCTTGCCGAGAAGCCGTTCGTCCGCGTTGTCGGCGACGGGATTCGAGGCGAACGCACCGTTTGGTTCTTCGACCCGCAAAGTCCGGACGGCAAGTTTCAGACCAAGGAACTCATAGAAGCCTGGAGCGACGACGCATGGCACCTCGCCAACCCTGAACATCCGTTCGCTTACATCAAGTGTGCCCTGCTCAACCGCCAGCGTCTTGTGGACAAGGTGAAGCAAGACGTGCCTCTCGCTTGCGTGAAACGCAGGGGCAAAATCGCGTTCATCCCGCTCGATGCTTCGCCGCGCACCGAAGATCTGTTTCTCCGCTACCTCTGAGATCCCATGAACGACATCGACCGCCAGACTCATCTATCAACCGCATTCCACGATGTGGAAACCATCGTCGCCGGACATGCCATGCGGCCACTGTCCCTCGCCAGCTACGACGTGTTGCTCCGCACCGGCAACCCTCTGGTGAAGGGGGAGATGCCCCAAGACGGCACTCCCGATTTCACTTCCGCTATCATGGGATTCGTCTTCACCCATTGCGCCCCGTGGCCGGAAGTGGTGCGTGCGTCGTTCAACGACCAGGGATTCCGCGAATCGGCCCTGATCTTCTGCGGTGGTCTCACCCCTGCCGATTTCCAGACCGCGTTCAAGCGTCTCGAAGAACAGAGCCGGGAACTGGAGGCGGCACAAGTGGAAACCATGGGGGACATCGGCGGAAAAAAGCCCCTCCATGCGACGAACCCGGTTTCCTAGCCGCTCAGGTGTTCGCCGTTGCCGCCGAAACAGGCTGGCCAGAGGAGCGCATTCTGTTCATGCCGCTGGCTCGGTTGGCGCAGTATCAGCACTGCCTGTTGCGGCGGAATGGCGTGCGCACGAGTTGGAGCAGTGCGGGACTTTATGACGATCTCTCCGCAACGGTAGAAAGTCTTCGAGTCGATTGGCTGAATCGGCGCGACCTTGCAAAGTCTGAACTTTCAAACTAGAAACGCCTCATGAAGAATCGTGGACTATTACGATCCCACCTTCGGGCGGCTTGGAAAGATGCTGTCACCAAAGGTTACAACACTCAGCTCATCAATTCGGAGAGGGGGCTCCAGTTTTACTTCTGTGAGGCTCTATTGCGCATCTTCGAGAATGCTGGGATGAGGCGTCGCCTTTTCATCGAGCCGTGTCTGTCAATTTCAGGCAAAAAGACCGTCTGCTATCCTGATGTGGTTATTTGTTCGTCCCGGATTATCATAGGGGTTGTTGAAATCAAATATACCCCGCGCGTAGGGATTCCGAAGACCGCTTCTAAAGACATTAAAACATTGTCCTTTGCGGCCAATAATTCGCGAAATATTTCTCTCTCAAATGACCGCTATCGTGGACCACAAGCAGGCAAAAAGGAATTCCAACTCGCAGATGATGCAGTGCTTTGTTGGGCCGGAATTTACTCTGGCGACATGGCCGATTTGGGGCACTTGATTTCAGTCAGACAACACCGGGAGCGCTTCCTTCAACTGAATGCTCTCACACGGCAGGATCAAGACCCAAGGATCATTATGAAATAGCACTCGCACTGACTGCCTCTGCTTCGGTTGACGCCACCCCCGGCGCATGAGCGCCCTGACCGTCACCCTTGGAGCCGACATCACCGCCTTGAAGCGGTCCATGACGAGCGCCACTCAGCTCGTTTCCTCGTCGGCCAAGAAGATAGCGAGTCTCACCGCTTCCGGTTTGAAGATCGGACTCGGAGCCGCTCTCGCTGGCGGTGGAGTGGCACTGGCCGCAGGAATGAAAGCGGTCACATCAGCCGCGGATTTTGAACAGACGAAAGTAGCCTTCACTACCCTGATCGGTGATGCTGCCAAGGCGGAACAAACCCTCGCGCAACTCCGCGAACTCGGAGCCAAGACGCCATTCGAGTTCCCTGAACTCGCGGATGCCGGCCGTAAGCTCATCGCTTTCGGTGAGGGTTCCGACACAGTTGCCGCGACTCTCGCCCGCATCGGTGATGTGTCGGCAGGCGTGCAAGCACCAGTCAACGAGATCGCCGAACTCTACGGCAAGGCTCGTGTCCAAGGGCGGCTCTTCGCGGAGGACATCAACCAGCTCACCGGTCGGGGGATTCCGATCATCGGCGAACTGGCGAAGCAATTCGGCGTCTCGGACTCGCAGGTGAAGAAGCTCGTGGAAACAGGCCAGGTTGGATTTCCCAACATCGAGCAAGCGTTCATCAACATGACATCACAGGGCGGAAAGTTCACGGGCATGATGGAAGCACAGAGCAAAACCACCTCAGGCTTGTTCTCCACGCTCAAGGATACGATCAACGAGGTATTCCTCACCCTCGGCACGCCAATCAACGATGCGATCCGCCCCATGGTCGAACAAGCCATCGCGCTTGCCCAGAAGCTCGCCCCACTGGCGGCGGAGGCGGGAAACAAAATCCGCGATGCGATGCAATATGTGATCACCGTGTTCAAGAGCGGCCAGTTCATCAATCTCGTCGGATCATCGTTGAAACTCGGGTTTGCGATGAGCGTGAATTTCCTGTGGGCCACGCTCCGCGCCACCATCGCTGCCGCTGGTCAATACATCGTAGAGATTTTGAAGACCGCCATCAGCTACTTTCAGGTCATCACCACCCCCGACTTCTGGAAGGGAATGGGCAACGCGTTGATCGGGATCTTTCTCAGCGCCATCGGTTTCCTCCAGAAGGGACTCGCCGAAGCACTGGAAATCGCACGCCCTCTCGCCGAGTTGTTTGGCAAAGGTGACTCTATCAACTCCGCCCAGGGAGCTTTGCGGGAATCGGCGGACATTCTCGACGCGGAGGCGGCGTCCCGTTTCAGCGACGCGGGCGACCAGCTTGGACCGCTTGCCGAAAAGGTCGGACTTCGGTTGAAGGAGGCGGGTGAAAACATCTCCGCCCGCTTCGGCGACGCCTTCTCCAACACCGCCGAGGTGATCGACACGTCCGGACTGCGGGAGAGCATGAACACCGTCCTTGGAACCATCCGGGAAGCAATCCCAAAGCCAGAGGAGGTGAAGCAGGCGGCAACCGCAGTAGCGAAGACCACGGCAACCACCGCACCAAAGGCGATCAATCAATCCGCCAGTCTCGCTCCCATCGTCACCTCGCTCGGTAAAGTCGGCGGCGGCGGATACTCGTCCGGCACCCTCGACGCCCAGCGGGAGAACAACAAGCTCACCAGCGAGACGAACCGCATCCTCCGCGACATGAGCGAGCGGATGAAGCCGGGGACTGGCCAGGTGGCGGCGGCATTTGGTTGAGGGTGGTGCCAAATTGGTGTCACTTTGAGGTTGAACGCCGGAAGAATGCCGCCACTCTGTGTCCATGAAAACATTGGGAACGAAAGTCGGCGGCAAAACCGTGCGGGTGAACCCCCGTTTCCCGGAAAGCACGGCCAAGCGTCTCAAGGAAGCATCGGCCATCCGGGGGCAGTCCGTGGCCGCGTTCATTCTGGAAACAGTTTCCCGCGAGGCCGAGCGGGTTCTTGCCGAGGAGCGGTATTGGAACATGAGTGCCCAGGCCGCGGAGACCATTCAGAAGATGCTCGCCAAACCGCCCGCCATCAATGCGGCGGCAAAGAAGGCTGCCAAAGACCTTGCCGCCAATGTCCGCATTCGATCTTGAGCTGCTGTCTGATGACCATGACAGGAAGGGGTTTCGCTGCGGCAAGGATTCCCTGGAACGCTATTTGTGGGAAACGGCCAAAGGGCATCTCACCAAAGGAGTGAGCATCACCCGCGTGCTGGTCGAACGAGACGCCCGCAAGCCCAAACCGGTTCTCGGCTATTTCACCCTCACCAGTACGGTGGCATCGGCCACCAACTGGCCGGGAGTCGCGAAAGGCCTGCCATCCATGCCGGTGCCCATGGTTCTGCTCGGCAGGATTGCTGTGGCGGAAGATTGGCAAGGACGAGGCATCGCGAGACTGCTGCTTGCCGCAGCCCGCCAGATCGCAGCTTCATCCATGCGTGGAGCGGGCGGCATCGGCATGGCAGTGGATCCGGCCGATGAAGAACTCATGGCCTTTTATGCCAAATACGGGTTCAGACGTGTGGACGATGAGTCGCTGAGAATGTTTCTTCCGCTCGATTCGCTCTGCTGAAACCGGCATTCGGTTGACGCCACGTCCCGGCCAAGATGCCGAGACACGTTTCCATTCAACCGGGCAAGCTCTATCCTCAGCCGGATTACTCGGTGGCGGTGGACCGCGAGGGCAAGTGGACCGCCACCCAGGTTTTCCTATGCCACCGCAATTCCATCACCAAGCTGATGCCGCGTCCCGGCACACCTCATCCGGACATCCCGTTCATCAGCGTGGACAATGCCACCGCCCAGGTCAGCGAGGGCGACATCGCCCAGATCACCTGCAACTACGCCGGCACCGACAACACCAGCAACGATCCCAACAAGACCAGCTACTCGCTCGGACTCTCGCTCTCCGAGGAGCCGCTGCTTTCCCACAAGAAGTTCCGCGATCTGGAGGAAGACGAGCTTGAGGCGCTTCAGGCGATCATCAGCGGCAAGGACAAGGACGGGTCCGGTTCGCCCTACAAGGACAAGGTGACCAGCGCCCTTGGCAAGAAGGCCCTCGAAAAGATCCAGCGCGGCCAGTCCTCCTACTACTCGCCCAAGATCATCTGGCGGCAGGCCACCGTGCGCAAAGCCTCCGCCGCCAGTTCCGACGTGCGCAAGATCGGCCAGATCGACAGCCCGGACGGTCGGGAGCCATCCCTATCCGACGGCCGCACCTGGTTGCTCAACAGCGTCACCCAGACCCAGGAGGGTAACTCCTACCGCATCGAGCGCGAGTGGATTTCCTCCGACGCGGGCGGCTGGGACGCCGACATCTACACCCTCTAACCGACCCATGCGCCTGCCGTCAAAGAAACGCCCCGGCAATCCGATCCTCGCCAAGGACTGGAACCTGCTCATCGACGCGCTGGAAGCCCGCACCCCGCGACCCGGCCCCGGCACCGAGCTGGTTTGGAGTTCGGGCGGGTTCTCATTCCGGGCGCGCAACCACGCTTCCGGCGAGGCGGGCACTTCATGCGGGAACCTCGCCGTGTTTTCCAAGACGCCGGGAGGACAAACCACCAAGCATCTGTTCGTCGGCCTCGGCAGCGTCGGCAACGTGATCTTCGACGAGGACAAGGACCTCGGCATCCTGGACAGCAACAAGGGCAAGCTTGTCTGCGCGAAAATCACGCTCAACGGCGAGGACGGCACCTATGAAGCCGAAATCGTTGCTCTGGCCGACGTCCCCGAATCCACCGAGACGATTTCGTATTATCTGCTCGGCTCCGTGGATGACAAAGGAGCGATCTCTCAGCACGGATGCGGGCCGGTCAACGTCACGGTCTGCCGCAAATGGTATGCGGGCGAGGCACCCTATTTCGGCATGTCGATTTCCTGAACCATGGCCGAACCCAACCACGCCTGTGACTGCTGCCGCTTGCCCCCGGGCGTCGAACCAAAACCCGAGAGCCGGTGGGTGAAGTGCTGGTTCGCACCTTGCGGCAGCCAACGTCCGGACCCGGAGGACAAGACGTTTTACAGCATCGTCACCACCACCAGCCAGGGTTTGCGCGAGGTCGTCACCTACTCACGGGACGAAAACGGTTACTGCGAGGGCGTTTTGACCGACTGCTCGGGCACGATCATTCTGACGGAAAGGCTCGACCTGACCTATGATCCGGAGGACCCGGGCGGAGCGGGTGGCGTTGGCGCATGCACCAGCGGCAGCGGCTTTGAGGAGGTGATCACCACCACCACACACACCTACAACGCCGAAACCAAGCAGTGCGATTCCAGCTTCAGCCAAACAGGCAGCTCGGAAGTTCATGTCACATGGGAAGCGGGTGAGGGCGGCGAGGGATACGTGGACCCCGGCGGCTATGATTGCTCCCGCACCTACGATGACGTGAATGGATGGACCGGCCCGACCGGCAACTCGTGCGTGTTGGATTGGGAATACCGCGACCTCTTCACCCGCTACTATCCCTGCTTTTTCTCCAACTGGACCGAAGCCATCGTCTTTGACCCGGACCCGGGACCAGCCCCCGTGGTCGAGTATTCCGGCCCAGTTGAACCGACATGCGAATTCCCGGAATACGGGCCATGGCCGGGCGAGGATGAAGACCCGGAGCTTCCGCCGCTGGAACCAGGCCAATCGCGGGGCCGCTACGCAACGGGGTTTTCCGTGGCCTCGCACGATCAGGACTCAAACGGCAACTCGATCAAGCAGCAGATGCAGTTCCGCATCAGGCACCACCCGACCGGAACGTGCTACCTCAAGGTGTGGTTTCGCAAAACCACCACCGTCGCAGGAGACTCCGGCTCGGATCCACCGGTTTCGGAGGAAGTCACGCATGACGACTCGACCACCTACGAGTGGACCGGCACCGGCAGCCCGTGTTTCACCGACCCGCACAAGCCAGCGGACGATCCGGCCAATCTCATCCACGGCGATCCCATCGAGGTGCAGGCCCCGGAACTCGGAACGGAGGGGCGGGCGGCGACCGTGGTGGTGAGCATCCTGAAGTTTTCCTACCTGCCGGACTACGAGCCGGATGTATCCGACTCCGAAAACCCGCAGCCGAACGGCTGGCCTGATCCGTTCTGGGAACCCGCCGCGCCATGAAACTCCGCATCGCCAAAATCCACGAAGCCGCCCCGTCCCGGCCGCCCGGGTATGTGGAGGCGGTGCTGTCGCGTGGCGTCGTCGAGGGCGAGTGGCTGGAAATCTCCGCCGAGGCGCTGGCCGAACTGCGCGATCAATTCCGACCCAAGCCGCAGCCCGAGGCACCGCCACCACGCCGCTACCAGACCACTCCGCCGCTGCCGGTCATGGCGGCGACTCTGGCGCGGGCGGCGATCCATGAGGTCAAGGCGCGGGTGTCCGGCGTGCCGCAAGTGATAGACGAGGAAATCGCCCGCCGGATGGAAACCTGCCGGACCTGCCAGCACTTCATCCACGGCCAGAATCGCTGCGAGTTGTGTGGATGCTTCTCCGCCCTCAAGTCCCGAATGCGGTCACAGCACTGCCCCCAGGGGAAATGGTGAGAGCGGTTGACAGGGCACCACGGGCGTGAAGCTCCACGTCGATCTGGAAACCCTGCAACTCATCGAAGGACCCGGTTTCCGCAATCCCATCACCTCGCTGCGCTTCAAACGCGGTGACGCGGCCCAGCTTGAAGTGGCATTCCTAGACGGCGGGATCACGCCGGTTGCCATCGGCAATCCACTGGCGCTCGAAATCCAATTCGGCATCAAGCCGCGCAACCGCTACGACATCGGCTATCTGGTCCACGACTCGGTTTGGACGATGCCTGCGGCCGGCGCGGAGTCACCCGTCTATCAGTGCTCGCCGAGCTTCAACACGGTGGAGCTCGATTCCGCCCTCGGCGTTGGATCATCCACCGGCACCGAACTGGCCGAAATCACGCTCATGGGTGAAATCACCTGGCGCGAGGGGGCAGGCCAACCGACATCCACGCGCACGTTCCTGGTGGTGGTCGAAAACGACGTGAACCGCGGGACCGAAGGCGTGCCCGTCTCGGCGGAACCAGCGTATCCCGCCGCAACCAGCATCGAACTCAAGACAGCGAAAGGTGTGGCGAATGGCTACGCCCCACTCGATGCCGGCGGCAAGGTGCCCGTAGCCCATCTCCCGGGCGGCATCCTGATCGACCCGACCATCACCACGCTCACCGGCACAGGCACCAACGCTCTCGCTGCCATCGCAACCACCGCGCTACCGCTCGACCGGGTGCTCGGCATCGTCAACGGCAGCACGCTCGCCTTCTACCAGCTCAAGGCCGGCACCAACTCCACCGCGTCTCCCGGCATCATCCGGCCCAACGATTACAACGCCACCACCAACGCCCGCATCTGGAAACAAATCCTCTGACATCCCATGAAGCCGATTCTTTTCACCCTCCTTCTCCTGAGTGGCAAGGCGTTCGCCCAGAGCGCCGCCGTCACCAAGAACCCGACAACCAACGCGGTCACCAGTAACCTTGTCATGGGGCCGGGCCGGGTGCTCACGTTTGATCCTGAAAGCATGCTCCTGCTCAACGGCACCATGCGCACCAGCGGCAGCTATTCGGGATACAGCGGACAGGTGCAGGTCAACAATTCGGGACTGGTCGCATTTGGAGTGGATGGCCAACTCAGCGTGACTGCCAATCAGAATCACGCCGTCATCGCCCGCACGCCAACACCACTTGACGGTATTGCGTTGCTCGGATGGAGCAGCAGCGGGGCGGCGGCCGTGAAGGCAGTTCAAGATACATTTTTCACTTCCCCGGCGCTAACCGTCTGGCGCGACCTGTCTCTCGGCTCGGGCGATCTCACCAGCAGTCCAGGAGTTCTCATTGCGGCAAGCAGCTACACGCCCGGACAGGTCACTACAGAGAAAGCAGTCGAAGTTCAGGCGAATGGTGCCTCCAACTTCAACATCACCTGGGACGGATTCGCCACCTCCCGCGACAAGCCGCTGATGCGTTTCCATGGCCGGCTGTCCGCCGCACCAAGCGGCACCTACGGCACCGACTATTCGGCGGGCGACCTCTACTTCAACACCACTGACAACAAGTTCTACTGCCACGACGGCAGCTCGTGGAAGGCAATGTGATCCACACCGAATTGACACGCTCACCCGAACCGACACTCAACCTATGAAACCGAAACTGACACTGCTGGCCCTGCTCGTCGCGGGGGTAATCCACATCCAAGCCCAGGAACCGACCGCTCGTGAAGCCGACTGGTCCGCGCTGGTCGCCGCCAAGAAAACCGAAGCCGCCGCATCCCCCGAGGCACTCGCCCTGAAAAACCAAATCCTCGCCGGTTCCACCATCAGCAAGATGGAATCCGTGATCGTCGCCGAGGTGGAAACCGCACGCGGGGGAGCCGATGCCTACAAGGCTGCGTTCCGTGCAATCGCCACGAGTTCCAAGACCGGGGACGGCGTCACCCGCGCCCGGGCCACCGTGAAGTTCTGGGATGGCGACATCATCGGCTGGACGGACGAAATGGTCGCCTCCCGCTATGATCTGGCATGCGCTTTGGCAAGCCGCCCGACGGCCTCGTCCGAGTTCAAGAACCAGGTCTGGGCGGTGCTCAAGACTCGCAGCGCCCATCCCGGTGGCTGCCGCGCCTTCTTCAAGGCCCAGCGCGCCACCCTCACCAAGGCCGAGCAGATCGAGGTGACCCGCACGCAGAAGGAACTGTTGCTGGCCATTCCAACCCGTGATGCCGCCGCCAACGCATGGCTCGCGGAAATCTCGGCCGACCTCGTCGCCCTGCAACTCGACATCGATCAATGATCCCTCGATGAAAGCCGCCATTTCATTGCTCTTCTCCGTCTGCCTCATCGCTCCCGTGGTGGGGCAGACGGCTGATGCCACCACCGAGCCGCTTGCCGAGACGAGCGCGCTGGACACACCGGAGAACATTGCCGCCGCGCAGGCCACCGTCTCGGCCCTGAACGACCTGCTCCAGCTCAACCAGCGAGCCAAGATTGCTCGATTCCTCCGGACGCAATCCCGCTTCGCGCACATGGCAGACAAGCAAACGCTGCTCCATGTCAAAGCCGAGGCCGACCGCCCAAACTACGGCGGCAACGCCGCAGCCAAGACCCGCAGCAACCTCTGGCTCTCGATCCTCCAAGGGAAGGTCAAGCCAGCCCAAAACCCACCAGCCCAGACAGGCGATTGACACCGCCCACTTGCCGCCATGCGCCACCCTATCGACATCGACTACGTTTCCAAAGCCATCATCGGCATCGCCTCGCCGGTGCTTGGGGTAATCACGTCTCTTCAAGAGCAAGTCGAGTGGACACTGCGGGTGGCGTCGCTCTGCGTGGGCTTGGCCGTTGGCGTCATGTCGCTAGTGGCAATGGTGCGAAAGTGGCGGGGGAGGTAGCGAGAGGTCTGCAATGCGCCGAGGCACTTCGATCATGGGAATGAAGGAGTGGGGACAAACTCACCGGGTAATGCCGTGAGGTCAGCAGGTGCATTACCTCGCGCACGACTTCCCCTTGGGCACGAAGGGAATGCGCTACCACCATAGACGTACCAAGGGAGCGTGTTGAGTATCGGAACGGCATTTTGAGGGGTGAGAGGCAAAGGATGGTTGTCTGGAAGAATGCCACGAATCCATCTTCCAGATGCGGTGAATGCCTCATACTCGGCGAAATAGTAAAGCCAACGACGGCGGCAACCTCTGCAAGTTAAGACGGAAACATCGCCATAGCGACCATTCGTCTCATCGACCCCGACGACCATCTTGTCGTAATCCTTGGGTCCGCATCTCAGGCATTCGCATTGGTCATTAGCGTTCATTGATCAGAATAGTGGCTTATGGTATCAGCCTTTCAGTTCATCAGGGATTCCGCGAGTTCGCCAATTTGGCGCTGCCTATGCTCAACCTCATCAACGTCAGTCCGTCGGGAGGCTACCCAACTCATCGCTTGGACGACATCGTAGATGGTCTCGGCTCGATTCGGAGATCCGGGGACATGCTTCAACAGTTCGACGATCCGCCTACTTGGCGGTATTTTCTCGAAAGGAGGAACAAACCTCGCATCCCTGCCGGTGGACGAGATAGCCCATACCCTGCACGCAGCGAGAGGATTCCAAGCCTTTGCAAGCGGGCCGTCTGCCCATGATCTGATTCGGTCCATCGAGACAGTTGTGCCTGCCCATTTCTGAATCATGCTCCTGTCCTTCGCCACTATCGACATCTCTTCGCTTAACGGAGTGAATGCATCGTTCAGATCAGCTTCAGGCTTGTGGGTGAGGCGGGTTCTCCCAAGTGTCACCCCAACGATCATGCCGTTGGAGCAGACCAAACGATACCATCCGAGCCGTGCTCGTATCGCAGTAATGCCATCAACGGAGTTGCGGCAGACCAACTGCAAACTGACCGGCTTGCCATCTGGCGAAATTGAAAGGCCCTCACCTAAATCAAACTTGGCAAAAATTCGCTCAAAATTCGGTGTCGCGCTCAACTCGATTTGATCCGGCATTGTGGCACCAGGCACCGACTTGATCCATTTGAGGGCACGCTCGATGAGTTCTCCGTGCTGCACGAGGTTGTAGGTCTTGGAAACTAAACCCACCGGGACTGGTTGCCGTCCGTCGTTCATGTGCGCCACCACAACGTCGGCATGCGCGTTTCCTCCCATACCCAGCCGATCGGGTGCCAACTTCTCAAAGCGGGGGATTCGTCTGAGAATTTCGGTCGTTGTGCCGCTGAAATCGAGCATGGGCAGACCGCCCCACCGGTTTGCACGATCACCAGCGGCGTCTTCAGGGGTGTGGGGCGTGAGTGAATTGGCGACCATGGTGATATTCTACGATAGAGGGGTGGGACAAATGTAGGGGTAGGCTCAAATCGCCCGAAATTTTTTCTCAAAAATCAGGAGAGTAGAAATTATCCATTTTCCTGATGCCATTTTTCAAAGATTTTTCGGGCATCCCACGTGACAAGAAATCCGATTTCCTCGGAGGTTTCGGCATCTTGGACATAAACGCTCGCTGTGTCTGCGTGGAACTTTAGCGTCACAATCCGCGAAGTCTCTTGCTCGCTCAGCATCTGAATCAGCCTCTCACTACTGAGTGTTTGCCAAAGTGCGCCTGGACTCCCCTTTGCCGCCTCGTCACATTCCCGCTTCACGGTTGGAAACATTTCCAGCCTATTCTCGTAGGGGATGAATTGTGAAGTCAGGGCGAGGAACTCGCCAAACGGCATTCTCCCCAAGCAGGCGTTGTTTGGTATGAAACTCATTGGCTCGGCTCGTGAATAGCGTTCGTCTCAATCAAAGTCAAATGGCCGGTGCTGACCGACAGGCGCTTACTCGTTGACACCGCTTCCCGGTCGCCATGAAAGCACTCAAATATCTCAGCTTTGTCGGGAAAATCGCCGGACTTGTTTCCGCCCTCAACGTCATTCCATTCGTCGATCCGAAGGTCGGCGTGATCGTGTTCGCCGCCGCCTCGATCCTCAAGGACGCAGTGAACCGCATCGGTGACTTGCTGGACGACGGGCAGTCGAACCAGAGTTTCAAGGCCTGAGCAGCACCATTTTTCGTCCGTCACAAATCCGGGGTTGGGAGACTTCTTTCCCAGCCCCGGATTTTGCGTTTGGTGTCGCGTAGGAGCACGTTCCGGCCGCACAAGGGATGGCAATATGACCGCCCCCCACAAAACCATTCCGCGTCCGTTAGGCATCGTTGGCGCGCGGATTGAACGGGATCACTTGACCTCCGCGCCGTTCAGGGTCACCCGCCGCTTCTTGCGATCATAGGTGAGGGTGTTTTCCCACTGGCCGTCCTTGGGCAGAATGGCGAACCACTTCTCCGCGACCTCGGGCGTAGTCAGCTCCCGGTAGTGTTTGAAGATCATCGAAGGCGAGTTGCCAGCCTCAAGCGCCACCTGATCGGCACTCTGGACGATGGCAATGCGGTAGCTGATGAATGAATCGCGAAGCACGTTGCGCGGCCACTCCATTTTGAGTGCGCGGGCCAGTGCTGGCACATGGGTTTGCAATTCCTTCGTCCGGACGATTTTCCCCTTCTTCTCCAGCGGGGTCAGCCAGGCCGCGAGGTTGTCGCTGATCGGAATGACGCGGCGGGATGCCGTCTTGGCTTGGCCGGCACGAATCTCGATGATCCGACGTTCCAGATCCACCGCCTTCCAGTCGAGCCGGTTGAGTTCCGCCATGCGGATTCCGGCGAAAGCCCCGATGGCGAGAATGGGCACGATATGGGGCGGTGCGTGGTGAAGCAGCCTCGTCATCTCCTCGGGCGTGAAGATCGTCACGTCATCGAGTTTCACGCGCACCTGCGGGATGGATTCAACAGCGGTGGTCTTCTCGTCCGGCAGGTAGTTCTGAGCCTTGGCGAATGAGAAGAGCACCTTGATGCACCGGAGCATCGAATTGCGCGTGGTCGCCACGATGTCCAACGACCGCAACCAGGCGTCCACGTCCGGCCCGGTCACTTCGAGAATTGGTCCGGGGAACTTGGCCGCGAGGCGGTTCAGCGTGGTGCGGAGCTGGCCGAGATACTTGGTGCTCGCCCCGTCCTGTTCGCGGATCTTGAGCAGTTCGGCCACCACCTCCGGGACTGTGGCGCGGCGAACAATGTTGCCGAACATCTTCCCGTATTCCGTGGCCATCACGGTCAGCGACTCACTCCCGGCCAGGGTGCGGGCGCGGACGTAATCCTCCACGGCAGCATAGAGGGGAATCCCGAGTTTATCCAGCAGGGCCTCCGCCGCCTTGAAGCTGTCGCGCTCGTGCGGCTTGAGGTCCGTCACGTGCTGCATACCGGATTGAATTCGCTGCGCCACGAACAACGCCTCCTTTTTGGCGTCCTCCAGGCTGTTGAACATTTTCCGCATCCGGCGGCCGTCCCGGTAGAAGCTCACGGTGAAGCGGACCCGTCCCTTGGATTCCGTGCGGTAGATTGGCACCACTGCGGAGCCCGCTTTGACCTTGTGGTAGGGGCCTGCTTTTTTGTTTCGCACCTTGGGGGAGGCTTCCCCCCGATTTGTCGCCATTTTGTCGCCACCCTCATTCATGCCGCTGTTGGGCATGTCAACCGAGGCAGTTGGTGCTGCCGTAACCCCTTGTTTATTAAGGGAAAGTGCTCGAAAGAGGACTCGAACCTCCACGGGTCTCCCCACTAGATCCTTAGTCTAGCGCGTCTACCAATTCCGCCATCCGAGCATCCGGTTTGGTGGGC